TTACTTAGCATTGGTGCTATTCCTCTCTTGAACTTCCTGTTCCTCTTTCCATCTTTTGAGAAGTTTAATCGCATGATCCTGTGTCTTTGGGTCGGCACAGTATTTGAAGAACTGCACCGCGGCTTCTTCCGGCGTGAGGGCATAAGACTTTAGCACTTCGGTTACCTGCGCCAGCAGTTCTGCATCGATTTCAATGGTAATCGTTACTTTGCCATCATCCATAATGCTGTTCCTCCGATTCTTTAAGATTGTCGTATTGAGGTTCCTCAGAGTAAAAGACCTGCATATCATCCAATCGGAGACACGACAGTCTTCCAAGTGCTCCTGACCAAGGGTCACCCTTTTCAGGGAGCATACAGCCGCAGTCGATTCCGATCCAGCTCTTTGCATCCCATATTGCCATTGGGTTATCATACTGGAAACGGATAGTTGGCGTGTGTCCGAAGATGACTGTACAGTCCTCCAGAACAGGGAAACTGTCAAATCGCATCCAGACGGCAAAGTCTCGCTCACACTCATATTTACGACCGTAGGTCTCATACAGCTCGGCAGGAGCCGCGTGGGTCAGAATGAATTGCCTGCCATTCACCGTGATTTCCATGTTTACAGGCAGCTTCTCCAAATACTCGAATATCTCCTGACGAATGGTTTTCTTTATGTGCTTCAGATAATTATGTGTTATCTCGCCTCCATTTCTATACCACAGAGACTGCTTGCGCTCATAGTAGTATTCAGGCCACTCCTCATCCTCCGGGGGTGGGTAGTAGAGAGCATTCATCATCATTAATTCGTGGTTACCCAGAAGCATTTTGGCATTTGACATCGCCATGATCTGACGAAGGATTTTGATGCCATCCGGGTTTCTGTCTATCACATCTCCAAGGACATAGAGGGTGTCCTCGGGCTGTAGGTTGATTTGCTTCATGACGGAATCAAAGCGTCGCTTTTGTCCATGAATATCGGACATTACATAAATCATGGTGTTCCACCTCCTTTTCTGTAACACGAACAATTACCATATTTCAGAGCAAATAGCTATCAAAAAATCACAACTCACAGATAATGATCCTGATTGGCATTTCCGATGACCTATCAGTCACGAAGTACGGGATGGTCTGTCGAAAAATCTGGATTTGGTCTTGAATCCTGACAAGCAGCCCTTTGAGTAAATCCTTTGAAATGTATCCATCGTTTTCATTCTCAACAGGCTTTTGAAGTAGCATCTCCAAGTCAGAGAGGTTGCCCCAAATGAAAAAATCCCATGAGTCGAATGTACTGCGTTCGAATGCTGGATTTTCTGCGCAGATGATATCCTGAGTTTCTGCTGCCAGGTCAGAAAAGTAGATTCTCTCTTTACTAAGAGCCAGCTCATCATGTGCGCTGGAGAAGATATCTCGTTCGGGCGCAGTATACAGATAGCGGTGTCTGAGTTCTCCATTTGCGTGTCGATGCCACTGATCGATGTTGAACCATTGACCATTGGAGAATAGCTCTACTGTGTAGCCGAGCCATTTACTCATGTGGTGCGCCTCCTATCGCCAAGTGCTTTGCCGTACCTCTAATGGAGTCTTCCAATTTAAGCAATCATCTTCCCCACGGGAACCCGAAATCCTTGCGTTTGATCTTGCACCGAGGGTGTCCATCTTTCCAGAAGACGATTCCCTCGATCACATGGGTTTCCAGATAAGTGCGGATGCCTTCAAAGCTCCGATCCAGTTCAACAATGTCTTTCCCATGGGGCTTGAGTACATCGGCATCGAGGTTGTATGGGTTTGCTCTGAAATGTGGGCCGATGGCCTCATATGTTCCATTCGGTACGATTCCCATTCTGTCATACGCATCCCAGAACCATTTGTCGCCGGTTGCAGTTCGGTCACAAGGTACCCAACAAGGCAGGTGGCCAGTGACAGGGTCTGCGTTCTCCTGACACTTGATTGCGTTAGATGGAATGGGCTTTCCATGTTTTGCATCGTATCTTTTGTAGAAAACACCATTGATGACCGCACAGCAGGCACCGTCCCATTTGATGGTAGCTACGCCGTCGCCGGCCATGACCCAAGCAAGGTCAGGGCTGATATTTGGCAGTATTCTGACAATTCGATGGTTTTCAAATTCTCGTTCAAAGAGAGTGGGTATCTTTTTCATTCACAATCCTTTCTGATGCAACCTCATCTCCGCTTCCACTGAGCCATTCCTCAATAGGAATAAATCTCTCGGCATGACTGATTTTGCCAGCACAAGTGTCACAGTAGGGACTGATCCAGCCAGTAGAAGCCTTTGTTGCAGGGTTCCCACATCTGATGCAAGTTCTCGCAGATAGGCGCTCATATTTGGGGATGATGTCACGAAGCATCCGCTCTGTACAGCCAAAGTCATACCAACAGAGCGTTCCATATTTCTCCTTGATCTGGGTAATGCGGTATTGGTCGAGATACTCGGCACGTACCAATTCCTCACGGATATCTTCACACATTTGCTCCCCAAAAGCCTTACGCCAGCCGTCAGGCATGGAATCCAGTTCCGTATAAGAATAGTCGTAATCCTCTGGAACTTCTCCTGCCCAGCGGTTACGGGGCATAAGAAACGGAAATCGCTCAATCAGCTTTTGGTTCGATTCTTTATTCGATTGCATCTGAAACCCTCCTGTGTGTTTTCCTTTAGGTTGAAAAAAGCATTATTCGGACAGAGGTGATTTCTGCCCGAGGGTTTATCGCTTTCCAATCCTTGACCTGTGCGGCGACCTTCTTTTGGATCTCCTCATAATAGCGATACGCACTGGAGCGGTCATTCCATTCGAAATATTGATAAGCCTTCTTGAGTTCATCCTCCATCTTCCGATATTCGTCTACTGAGACGAAATCCAAAATATTATCGGATTCATCATTCTGAAAGGCAGCTACTTCAGATCGAAGAGCAAATGCAGAATGTTCTTTGCCGGAAGTGTTCAGTAGCTTCAAGATGTCATCGTAGCAAACGGCAATTCGGACACTGTCCTCTGGGGTAAGCCAGTCGTTCACCGATGCCTGTAGATTTCTTGACATTTCGTCTACTGTGAACGGGTGTCCATCGCACTCAAGCTGCCGGTATGCTTTTTCAAACTGATACCTGCTGTCCGAGCGAAGCGTTGGAACAAGAATGAGATGTTCGATAGGCAGCAACTTCATCACTTGGGGGTTGATACAATGCCACTGATCATTTGCCAGAACCTCCGTAAAAATGAAATATGATGTGCTCATCTTACTCACTCCTTTCTGCGCTTCGACCGCTTTGTGATGTGGCCAACTCTCTTGCATTAGCTTCCACATCTCAAGTCTTCCGTCCAGACATAATAAGGAATTGGCGAATGTGTCCCACGTTGGTGGGGTGGGAGATGCGTCATAAGTGATTGCAATGGAATACCCATCTTTCCCCTTTGAGGCAAGATCGGCTTTGATCTTTGCAATCCTATCTGGAGACTTGCTTTCTTCATATGCGAGGCGGTAGCAGGCAAACTTGTATCTGCCACCTTCACTGAAGGTTACCTCCATACATCTTCTCTCAAATCATTTCTCATCGGGTCCCTCAAACAGCGCACGGAAAAGAGCCACATGCTCTCCCACGAGCTGCGGATATTGGTAATAGATGTGTCGGCAAAGGCTTCGATAAAGATCGATGAAGCGGATCTCATCGCAGAAATCGCAGAGGCCATCCATGATTTGTTCTAACTGCTGCTCGTCGGTGATTTGATCCTTCAGCACCTGCTCGACCAATAAAGAGTAGTGCGCGTATGCTGTGTCTCGCAGCTTGCTGATCCCCACGACTATATTGCGGAGTTCCGCCATTGCGTGTTGGCATTCATCCATTTGTCTGTCCTCTTTTGTCATATAGTTCTCGCAGCTCTGCTTCTCTCTTTTCTGTGATGGCTTTGCTGTAATAGGTTGGGCGGCCTGAGTGGTACTCTTCTGCCATCCATTTATCGAGATCAAAACTCCACTTGTGGGGTCCGAACTCGTCCGGGTAGTTCTCAATGAGAATGCGCTGCTTCTCGCGGATCTGCTCTATGATAGGGGCGATATCATATTGCGAGAACATCCTTGCGCCTTTCAACACATGGAGGATCTCGTTGCCCCACACTCGCTCATCAACGCCGCTGTATTTTTCAAAACCGATGCTGTCTGGATGTTCCTCGATTTTACCGCTATAGGAGATCAGGAGACAGTCATCTTTCAGGAAGTGGTTGATCCACAGGTTCGGGATGTACTGCAAGTCGGTAATACCTTTTGTGGAGAGGAAGCCCCACAGCTTATAGTATCTGCCAAAGACATACCATTCTGGGAGATCTTCCTCTTTGATTTTCGTTTTGTGATGTCCTGAAAAGAGAGTGAAGTCATCGTTCTGAATCCAGCACAGCTTGTGGTTTCTCCATACTCGGCGCTCAACAGTGTAGAGATTGCTCTTGAAACGACTCATTTGAAACCTCGCTTTATCATTTCCAGTGACACAACATCGTGGAACAGGAAGCGAAGCTTGTCAATTTTCTTCTCTATGTGCCAGTGTCCGCAAAGCCATGCCTTGTAATCTACTTTTTCTTCTATTCCATCGAGCCATCGCTCTGTGCTGTCATCAACCGTATTCTGATCGATCATGGGTAAAAACGCATCTCGCGGTTCGTACTTATAGGGGCAGGTATGAGAGAGAACAATGTCAATTCTGCTTTTCGTGATTTGATCTTCCACATATGTCTTGATTTCTGCCGAGGGCTGCTCATCTGCAAACCACAGCAGATTGTTTTCCAGTCGGTAGTATTTGTCTACGCTATAAGCGCCGCCGATGACCAGATGCCGAGTCCCTTCCATAGTGAAGACGTCTCCGTCCCTGGCGAAGAGTAAGTTCGGATACTCATCCTCGTACCACACAAGGCCACCATTCCATTCTTTCTGCTTATAGCCCGCGAGAGTGTCTGGACGCCGTTCATGGTTTCCGTGAACACAGAAGACGGTTGGCTTTATTTTGGCAAGCGCATCTTTGCAATACCGATCTCGCCTGTTGCCGTAATAGTTCGCTCCGACATCGCCAAGGATGACGATGATGTCCGATTCTGTGAGCTCATAGTGTTGGGCAAAAGCAACGATTCCTTTCGCACTGCCGTGAATATCGCCGGTGTAATAGATCATACATCCTCATCCTTTCTGGCTTGACCGGATTATAGCATCAATAGAATGGAAAATCTCGCAAAAGCCCAAATCATAATCGTTTTGGGCGAAAACATAATCGTTTTTTGCACGCAACAGACCACAGGTCAATCTCTTAACCTGTGGTCTGTTGCTATTTGATATTCAGTTGATAAAATGATTACCACTCATCCTTGAGGAGATGGTGGTGCGAGCGTAGAGCGTTCTTGGTTGTTTTCAGTACATCCAACAGGACATAGGTTTCATACGGGGTGCAGTTGGCGAAGATTTTCTGCGCCTCGGCATTAGACATCTCAGTCGCACCCGTGAGCTGCCTGTTCAGGAGCGTATCAGTCGACACCTCCAGCGCATTGGCGATGCCAACAAAAGTTTCGAGACTCATAACCTTTGTACCGCACTCGAGATAGCTGATGTATCCAGCGGACTTGTCGATCATGGTGGACAGCACCGCTTGGGAGATACGCTTGTTCTTCCTGATTTTTTGGATTCTTTGACCAAGGACATAGTAATTGAGTTGCATAGAGAAACCTCCTTAAAAATTTTGGCAACTCAATTATATTTGAACCGTTATTTTATAGCGGTACGATTATATAAACTTAACCTTCGCATATTATATACTAACTTAAATTATAGTCGTTAGCTTATATCCGGCGAAGGGGAGGTGAGCTGGTCATGTATGAACAACAAGATCTGAAGCTGGTCGGCTCACGCATCAAAGCTGTTCGAATCAGCAGAGGCATGAGCCAAGCGGATTTGGCAGTCGAAGCTTCTGTTTCACTGCCGCTGATTAGCAACATCGAACGAGGAAAAACGGGGATGCAGCTTGAGACTTTCGTCAAAGTGGCGGAAGCCCTTCAGGTATCTGCAGACTATTTGCTCCGCCCAGATGTACCGGAGGTCAAAGCAATCTATCAAGGTGAGTTTGCAGAGCTCCTTGAAGATTGCTCGGCCAGCGAGATGGAAACCATCTTAAAGATTGTCCGAGAGGTCAAAGCCTCCATGCATAAGAAGCAGAATAATGATTAATTATCGGATTGGGTGACCAATCCGATAATTTTTTTGTCATTTCCATACCATAGGTCAAGATGCTGACCTATGGTATCTTCTTATTTTTAAGCATTTTCCCTATAATTCACCCAAAAGGGCTTGCCCAAATGCCGGAGGAAAACATGGAAAACACGAAACTGCTGCCTTTAGGTACTGAACAAGGACTCGAAGAGACTGAGTATCCCTCCTTTGACCTGTGCCTGGGAGAAAACATGGTATCACCCCTTGTGGCACAACACAGGCAGTGGTTGAAAACTATCCGCCATGAAGTACCTAACCCCAAGATCCCGTTCAAGGTTGCAGTGTACATCCGCTTTTTCAACCAGACGAAATATAGAGACGAGGAATATCTCGAACGCAACAAAGAGGTTTTTCGTGCTACGCTGGCTCAGTATCCTATGTGGGAGTTTGTAGGTTTCTATATTGACAATGGATCGACCGCTCCGTATATGGAGAACTCTACAGCATGGTCTGAACTCCTGTCTGACTGCGATGCGGGGAAAGTAGATCTCATAATCACACAGAAGGTCAGCAATGTGTCCAGAGATGCTCAAGAAATGGCGATTTGCGCAAGAATGCTCGCTGCTCGCAAGCCTCCTGTTGGCATCTACTTCATATCAGAAGATCTATACACTTTGGCATCGTATTATCGCGACGATCTTCGAGAGCCTTGTTTTCTCCCAACCCCTGACTGGAAGATCCTGCCTGATGACGAGCTGGATATGAGAGGTGCGCTCCATGAGTAAATCAGCCAAGAAAGCCGCTGATCAAGCAGAACGCGAGAAAGTACATAAGCGATACTCGAATCGGAGAGAGCCAGATGTCATCTATCCGGCAAAGAAGCAGGTCGATTTCTACGATGCTGATATTCATCAGCGTGTTGCGGTCTACGTCCGAGTTTCAACTGATAATCTGGGTCAGGAGACTTCTTATGAGCTCCAGAAGAACTATTATGAGGAGTTTGTCTTGAAGCATCCTAATTGGAAGCTTGTAAAGATCTATGCCGACAAAGGAATCTCAGGCACTTCGACAAAGCACCGCGTTGAGCTAAACCAAATGCTCGCTGACAGCAGAGCCGGAAAAATCGACTTGATCATCACCAAATCAGTCTCGCGTCTCGCCAGAAATACCGTTGACTGTATTACTATGGTGCGTAATCTTGCGGAGCTCCGCAATCCAGTGGGCGTTTTCTTCGAGAGTGAATGCATTTTCTCACTGAACGAGGATACAAACATGCCGCTGTCTTTTTTGGCTTCCATTGCGGAAAACGAGTCCCGCATTCGAAGCCGCAGTATGGAAGTTTCGCTTGCTCAGCGGTTGAACGGAGGACTTCCTCTGACACCCAAGCTGTTGGGCTATTCTCATGATACTGACGGCAAGCTGGTGATCAATCCGGACGAGGCTCCGACCGTCAAACTCATATTCTACATGTATCTGTCCGGATATTCTTCATCGCATATCGCAAAAACCCTTGAGGCGCTTGGTAAGAGGACATTCCTTGGTAATTCAAAGTGGACTTCCGGCACCGTTATTCAGGTCTTGAGGAATGAGCGGCATTGTGGTGATGTTCTCACAAGAAAGACATTCACGCCTGATGTGATCAGTCATAAGTCCAAGAAAAACAGAGGAGAACGGCAGCAAAGTCTATATAAAGGAGAACATGAGGCAATCGTTTCGAGGGACGATTATATAGCCGTTCAGCACATGATCAATAATGCTAAATACGGAGGAAAGTCTATTCTGCCGGAGCTTCGGGTGATTGAATCTGGCGTTCTAAAAGGATTTGTCACGATTAGCCCCAAGTGGGCAGGTTTCAAGGCAGCCGATTATTTACAGGCTTCCATGAGTGTCTACACGGACGATACATATTACGGCCAGCCCGCAGAGGGCGACGCTACATTCGAGGTGGCAGCTGGAGATTTTGATTTGCGCGGCTTTGAAGTTACGAATTCATCTCTCTTTGATGCGAACAAAAGACCGTATGTCTTATTTCAGAGCAAACAAATCAAGTTCAGCACAGATTGCGTCAGGCAGTTCGGGAAGGACAACAAAGTTGAGCTGCTGATCCATCCGGGATTGCGGAAGCTCGCTGTTCGTCGCGCCTCTAAGGATTCTCGCCAGTGTGTACAGTGGTCAAGGCCTGACGATGGAAAATACTATGCCAAAGAGATACCGTGTACCGCATTTGGTGGAACCCTATTCGAACTGCTCGATTGGGAAACCGATTTTAAGTTCAGGGCCTATGGTAGACTCCTCCAAAACGAAGGGGATTCGGTGTTCATATTTGATTTGAGTGAACCCGAGATTTTTATCCAGTCCTATCTCATGACGGGGACTGATTCTCCCATCAGCGGCGATGGTGAACTTTCTCCGCTTTCCGTATCAGGAAAGCGTGTTCGGGCAGTTCCTAAGAAACTGGCAGACAGGTTTGGCAGTGACTTTTATTCTCACAGACTCACCTCATCTTCACCGGAATTACAAAGTGAAGATGCATGGAAGCTTTGGCTGGAAGGCCAACTCTTTGAAACCGGTGAGAAGCTTCGAGTCACCAAGTTTGATGAAATGCAGCGATTCATAGCAGAGCAATTAGCCCCCATAAAGCAGAAGGACGAGGTGGATTTTAATGCCTGAAAAAAACGATATCCCAATCTTTCGGAATCTTGATGGAGTGTACTACCGTGTGATTCGTGATGGTATACATGTCAACCGATGCTTTACTGATTTGTCCGAAGCCGAGCAGGATGAGATCATGGCAGAGTATAACACGGAACAGCTCAGACGGCTTTGTCGCTATCTCAGCATGAGCCTACGCCAGATTGGAGATGCGCTGGATCTTGTCAGAGACGAATGAAAGGAGAGCAGAATGGAAGTAGAGAATCAGGTTTCTTTCATCTCGCCGATGCTGCAGAAGACTCAATTCGGCAATGTCGATGATGAAACTACCATTACCTTTAAGGAGGATGCGGACACGCCAATGACAATCGACGCATCGGCACCAGGCGATGTGATCGAACTTAGTGACGACTTCGATTTTGATGGGTATCAGGTGGTTCGTAGGGAGTTCTTCGCTCATACTTTCGAGCCGTCTATCACCTTCAACAATTACAAAGTTTATGTCAATACTGCTTGCTTGAACAAGTTTCCCCATGCAGACTGTGTCCAACTCTTGATCAATCGAGAGTCGCACATTCTTGCGCTACGCCCTTGCGCCGAGTCAGAGCGAGACGCATTCGCGTGGTGCAACACATCTGGTGGGAAGAGGAGGCCCCGTCAGGTGACGGGTAAGTTCTTCTTTGCAAAGCTCTTTGAGCTGATGGACTGGAATATTGATTACAGGTACAAGCTGATTGGCAAGGTCATCCATGCTAATGATGAGTATCTGATTGTATTCGACTTGAACGCCTCCGAGATTTATCAGCGTATTGCAAAAGACGGAGGCAAGCCCAAGACTGCGCGTACACCTGTATTCCCAGCCGGTTGGAAGGATCAGTTCGGTTTGCCCTATCGTGAACACCAGAAATCTCTGCAGATCAATATCTTTGACGGATACGCGATTTATGGAATCAAGGATAGCTCTGTATCCTCCACGGCATCCGTGGAAAATGTCACATCAGTCCATACCGCATACCAACCAGAGGTACCTGTGCAGGAGGGGAGTGTAAATGGGTAGTACGGATAACAGCGCGATCATGACCATTGACTTAAAGTGGAATCGCTTTCGCATACATAAGTCCACCCTGAACAAAATGGGGAATCCGCAATATGTTCAATTTCTGGTCAATCCAGAAGAAATGTTCATTGCTGTACTTGGCTCAGATCGGCCCCTCGCTGGTGGCACCTCCAACCGAGTGAAGTTGGTTCAAACATCACGCCATTATTCTATTGAGTTCTACAGTAATACACTCCTGTGTGCTTTGGTCAACATGATCGGTACTCTCGACTTCCAATACAGTTATCGTATGAGCGGAGAGGTGGATGTTGCAAACAGAGTAGCCTATTTCTCCATGAAAACCTTAAAGAAAAATGAGAGGAGACCTCCCAGCGATGGATAAAGGATTTGCGGTGTTGGAGATCGACCCGGAATTTAAGACGCTCATTCGACCTTTACGGAAAGATGAGTATCTTCAACTCGAAGTAAATCTTGCAGTAGACGGTTGCAGAGAGCCGATCATCACATGGAATAACATCATTGTTGATGGTCATAACCGTTACGAGATATGCAATCGACTTCACATTCCCTATGCTATACGAGAGATGCCATTTGAGAACCGAGAGCAAGCGATTGTCTGGATCTGCAGCAATCAGCTCGGCCGCCGAAATATCACGGAGGAAACCAGACGATATCTCATTGGAAAGCAGTATGAACTTGAGAAAGTAGCGCGTAAGCATCCGCCCAACATCAATGGGTTCAACCAGTATAAGCGGAGAAACAGGGGTGAGCGAGGCGATACTTTTCGGCGCACAGCCCAGAAGTTCAGCGCTCAATACAATGTATCTACTGGATCTGTGCAGAAGTATGCGATCTTCAGTAAGGCATTAGACGTTGTTGGACAGGCAGACCCCGAACTTCCTGGCAAAGTGCTTTCTGGCACTTTCAAAATATCTCACGAGAACCTTGTGGCCCTTTCGAAAATGCCGCCGGAAGAGATCAGGCGAATTGGGTCAAAACCTGAGGACCTGCAACACCCCTTCACCAGTTATAGTGATACGCGAAAAGAATTTGCTGATACAGACGAGGAGCCAGTCGAACCTATGCAGGAGACTTTACCACTTATCAAAATTACACCTATGCACGATCCAGATGCTGAAATCGCCGGTTTGACTCTTACAGTTCCGTCGTGGGTCAGTTCCATTGAAAGAGCCAGAAACAATGCGGACATGAATGCTGCATCCACGGGCGCAAAAAGCAGACTCGAGGAAGCACTGCTATCACTACAGGAGAAGGTGTCCGAGATGCTCTCAGATATCAGGGAGGTAGACTAATGCAAGACTTCAGCAGATTTGTTCCGAATGTCCACTTCGAGCAGATCCCGATCAAAAATCTCGTATCTAATCAGGAATACCAGCGGCCATTGTCTCAGGCTCAGGTTGAAAAAGCCATCGAGGATTTCGACCTGAACCAAATCAACCCGGTAAAGGTGAGCCGCCGTGATGGTGTCAACTATGTCTTTAATGGTCAGCACACCATAGAGATCGTTGCTACTGTATCCGGTTCGCGGGAGACTCCTGTTTGGTGCATGATTTATGACAGCTTAGATTACAAGAACGAAGCGGACATTTTTGCAAATCAGATGAAGCATGTGCGGCCGCTGAAGCCTTACGAGATATTCATGGCAAATATCGAAGCGGGAAATGAACAGCAGCTCGTTATTAAGCGGCTGGTAGAATCCTATTCTCTTTCTATCGGGCCGACCAAAGCATATGGCATGATCTGTGCGGTTGCTACGCTGGAGCGGATCTACACCAAATATGGTTACCATGTGCTTGACCGAACTTTGCGGCTCTGCGTTGGTACATGGGAGGGGGATATCGACTCTCTGGGGGCAAATGTATTAGCCGGTGTTGCGAGAATGGTCGTAGCATTTGGTGACCAGCTTCGTGACGAAACCTTTAAGGAGAGGGTTGGCTTCATGTCTGTTCGGCAGTTGTCTCGCATCGCTAAAGAGCGTGGAGCAGGGTCTCTTTGCTACGCCGAAGCTATGCTCGTTGCTTATAACCGAAAATGCAAATATACCTTGCGAATGACGAAGCTGCATTCTGGGAAGGTTGCTGCGGAAGATGACTTTGTAGAGGAAAACGAAGAACCCCTTGCAGACGATCCTGTCCTTGAGGAATAGCACACGCGGAATGCTATTTGGCTTGTGACTGGCAAAAAAAGATCCCCCTTGCTCGAAGGGAGATCTGATGGTGAATCAAGCTGTGTTATTCAAGAGCCAGCGAGAAGGCCGGCCGCATATATTCCTGTGCGCTCCGGCTTAATCCGCATTCTGCTGCCAGACGATTCCAGTTATCACGGACGGTTTTCAGGACATCCGCTGCCATAGCCGCTGCGTCCTTGGTGCTGATCTCACAATACGGAGCAATCTCCAGCGCAAGGTCGAGGGAGATCGTTGCATCGTCCTCATTTACGCAAAGGGACAGCTCGTCACCCTCCGGGACGGGGTTTACATCGTACAAGGGTGAGAGATGCCAGCCATCTGTCTTGAGGATAAAGCCATGATTTCTCATGTGGTCATCCGTATTGGAAACAGCCATATTGAACACGATCCGCTTCCATAGCTCCGTCAGATCTCTCTTGGGAGCAGCGCCGTTGGCCTTGATAAAGGACACCAGTTCGAGATAACTGGAACCGTCCGCAGCCGAAGCCCCGTCTGTTTTTCCAAGCATTGTCATGGCGGATGCGAAATGGATCCGCGCAGCGCCATTCCGGTCAAACCTTCGTACGAGGAAGGTGCTTCCGTACTTGGAGAAGTCGATCAGCATGGACTCGGGAACATCCAAGCCGCAAAGCCTCGCAAGGTCATGGGTGACCTTTTCCCATGCGCCCACGTTAACATCGTCGTGCTTGGACGGGAACTTGGCGATCCACAGATTTCCGCTTGTGTCCAGAACGGTGGCCTTCGGACGAGCACCGCCCAGTGAGGAACCGGGCTTGATGAGCTGATTGATCCATTTCTGCTCGAGACCGGACTCATCATTTTCGAATTGGCGGGAGGCTTCCTCCAGCGTTCGCAGGCTGGTCCAGGGAGGCGTCGGGGTTTCCGAATCATCTGAGAGAAACGGCCCGTCTTTGTCCAGCTTGAAGCGGATCGCGCCCATCCGCGTCTCGTCATAGACGCCCAGCAGGAAGTCGCTGTCTAAGAGCTTTCGAGGCTTCCGGCCTTCCTTCTCCGCCAATATTCTTTCTCTGCGCGTCATCAGCAGGCGGCCCCAGCGGTCGGGGGAAGAGTCAGCGAAAAGACCGAACACATTTTTTGCGCCGGTGGGATACTGACGTCCGGCGTACAGTTGAAGATCCGGGTCGAGATACATGTAGTTTGCGCTGCTTTTTAACCAGTCAGCGTCATACTCAAAGGAGTAGCTCTCACGGCCGCGGACATTCTCAACGAAGAGCGTCCCCAGGAAGTTTGGCGTTGTAGATCTGAAGCTCTCATAGACATAAATTACTTTTTGGTTTGATGCCACGGTTAATCACCTCCGTTTCGTGGTGCTCTCTTGCGAGTGGTAAGTTCAAGGTCTTGGAGTTTACGCCCCAGCTCGTCATCCTTTGCAACGAGCAGAAGGTCTTTATCCATATTGTTCAGTGCATGCAGAACTGCGGCATAGATCCCAATCGCGACAGAGGGGTTTCCCTTTTCAACATTCCACACTGTGGCTCGGCTCACACCGGCTCTTTCTGCAACTAATTCGGCAGACAGATGCCGCCGTAATCTGGCAAGTTTGATCTGTTCTCCCAGCTGTTCCAAAATCGCCTGCGTCTGCGGCAGCACAGCAACACTCTTTCGTCCCATTCTGCACACCACCTCCACATCATCTTTGTGCTTGTTATTATAGACGATACATCTATAATTGTCAATAAATAAAGACATTAAAAGGCGGCGCGTCTGCGATTATCCCATACTTCATTGTGTGCTGACTACCTTACCGATATGCATCCGGCCTTATGCCTGATTGGGGGGATTCTATGGAAGTAATCATTCATTTGCCGTGCTCAACGGAAGGTCAGGAAGATCTTTCCAAGCGTGTTGCAACTGTCCATGCACAGTTGATTTATAATTACATCTCAAGATTGGAGTGTTCAACAGAGCAAAAGGTCGCCCTTCTCGATGCGATTCAGAAGAACATCCACGATGAAATAAAGAAAGAGAAAGAGGGATGCTCCCTCAAACTCCTACGCTTAGACGGATTCTTCGACAAGGTATCCGCCACCGAAGATGATTTCCAACTTGCCGCCAGGATAGACCTTGATGCATTCTACCATCTGACGGACGATGGAGTCGTCGTACTCCATGCATTTGCTTTCTCTTTCTGAGATGATAGCTTGAATCTGCTCGAGACGGTTCTGCTCACCGTTATCCTTGGCGGTGCTTTCCTGAATGGCTGCTATACGCTGCTTAAGGAGTTCTGTTTCCTGCGACAGTGTCATGAACTCGCTTTCGTGGGCCTCGATACCATCGCCAGAACTGACACTCTCATTGACAAGGGCCAGCATCTTATTGTTTAAGGCTTCGATCTTTCGCTCCAACATATCTACTTCTTCCGGATCTCCATTAAGGCCGAGGGCTTCGCTGATGGTCGCTCTCATGAGTGCCTTATAGGTGGCGTTATCTTGCTCGTTAAACTTGTTGACCGCTCGAACGATGGCCTCCTGTAGCTTGTCCTCCATAATGGTGGGGGAATCGCTGCAGTATTTCTTGCCGTAGTCCAGTCGGCTGATGCAGCGCCACACGATGCGCTTGGTACCATTTCTTGACCATGTCACGCGGCGGTAACAGGTACCGCAGTTGCCACAGATGAGCACATCGGTCAGGGCGTAGCGGGAATACTTTCCGGTGGATGTGATGGAGCTCTTTGCAGATCCTGGCGTTTTTGTTTTTCGCCTAGCCAGTTCTTCCTGAACCTTGTTGAAGGTCACTCTGTCGATGATGGCTGGATGGTTATTCTGAACATAGTACATTGGAGCTTCTCCGGTGTTCTTCTTCCGCTTCTTTTCGATGCAGTCAACGGTGACGGATTTTTGCAGAATCACATCTCCGCAGTATCGCTCGTTGGAGAGCATATTCATGATCATGCCCTTGCTAAAGCTGATGGCTTTGCCGGGGACATCATAGTTCTCAGCCTGCATCATCTTGGAGATTTTATCCACGGTTTCCCCAGCCAGATAGAGGTTGAAGATGCGTTCCACGATGACCGCTTCGCTCGGTACGATCTCCGGCTCACCGTCAGCGCCCTTTCTATAGCCAAGAAACCGCTTGTACATAAACACTGGGGTTCCTTCCTCGAACTTCTTGCGGACGCTCCATGTGATATTTTTGCTGATGCTCTCGGATTCAGACTGTGCGAAGCCCGCATAGATGACCAGATACAGTTCGCTATCCGTCTTGAGGGTATCGATCTGCTGCTCCTCAAAGTAGACGCCGATGCCTTTGGACTTGAGCATTCGGACATAGTCAAGGCAGTCCACCGTATTTCTGGCAAATCGGGATACGGACTTAGTAATGATGTAATCGATCTTTCCGGCCAGACAATCGTTGATCATTTTGTTGAACTCAGGCCGCTTGTCGGCTCTTGTGCCGGACTTGCCCTCATCAGCGAACAGGCCTGCGAAGCACCAGTCTTTACGACTGGCGATCATCTCGGTGTACACCTTCTTTTGGTTGGCATAGGAGACGAGCTGTTCTTCGCTATCTGTCGAGACTCGGCAGTATGCTGCCACTCTTTTCTGTCTGTATTTTTCTTTGTCTACCGTCATGGAGCGTTTCGGCTCTATGACAGTGATTATTTTCTTAGGGACTTTCGTTACTTCCATCGTCCAGCGCAACCTCCGTTTCTGTCTTAGTATGAAGCACCAGCTTGCCTTGCTCGCCGAGCGTGATGTATGAGGCGAGGGTGGTAAAGTAATCTCGATTGAATTCATCCTGCGTGACCATCATATGTGCCGCTTTTCTTGCGAGCGATACTGTGAGGTTCAACTTGGCATTACTCTGCTCGTACATGAGCGATGCCATCTCGACGGTCTTCTCTATGATGTATTTCTCATTCGGAGCGTCACGTTCCAGCTCCAGAGTGATATCGTTTCCTACCTTGGTGACCCTCGCGTCCGATCCATATCGTTCCCTGGGCTTCGGCTGGAGCAGCTGGTCATTGAGGATGATCCGATTGATAAGGACTGTAATCGTTTCGAGGAGCTGGGCATCGCTGATGCGGACTCTGATACCGCATTCATCGTTGGTGCAGGTCCAGCTCTCTCGAATGCGGTGCTTCATGCTGACGCGGCGTTTCATCGGCTGACCGCAGTTGTCGCACCGGGCGAAGTCTCGGAGCAGGTCGATGGCATCGTTTTCCTTCTCATAGGTATTGCGCTGCCGTGCCGTTTTCAGGCTGACCGCTGCTTCATATATGGCTTCATCTATGATGGGGTCGTATTCTTCAGTCCCAACATATTTGGCGTTGTCGATGATCCTTGCGATACGGGCTTTATCCCATGTGGCGGTCTTTTGTGTATATGGAATCTGACGGTCGGTCAGTTCTTCTGCGATTGCTTTGAGAGAAGCGCCATCCAGATATGCCTTAAAGATCCCTCGGATGACTTCCGATTCCTCCGTAGATATGACCGTCCTGCCATTTCGAATTATGTATCCGTATGGGATGTACCGTGTCTTTTTCATGGTCGCCTCCTATATGCGTTCTTTGAATTGAAGCCCGCCAAGGAGTTCTACGGACATTTCGTCCTCTTTATTGATTTGGATGGACTTCACAATTTCCAGAAAGAGTTTCTCATCGAATGCTTCAAGGGGTTCTTCCAGCTCGAAGATGAGCATCTTCAGCTTCTTGACTTCTTCCAGCATGGTGGCAGCTTTCGAATTAAACTTTTCCTGCCTGACATCCTTGAGTTTTGCCAGCTCTGCATTGATCTCATTGGCTTGTGCCTGATAGACTTCAGGAGCGAGGTATCCCTTGGAGCGGAGCTGTTCGAGCATAAGCAGTTTTGCATTCAGCTCGGCGATGCTCTTGCTTAAATCTCGGGCGGCTGCATTGTTTCGTTTCATAGCTGCCAGCGTCATCTCCAGTCTGCTGATGACTTGCCCGAGAATGTTATCTTCCGAGAACCGCAGTTTGTTTACCATGGAGATGAAGCCGTCGTAGATCCGTTCTTCGCTGTAGTAGTTGGAGCTGCAGGCTGTGCTGTCATCTTTGTGAAGGGCGCATACCCACTTCACAGTCCCCGACACGATTCTTCGCCTATAGAAAGAGCCACACTCAGAACACTGAATGCGGCTCGTAAGCGGATAGATATTTTGTGTTGTTGCTTTGGCGAAGACATCCTTGCGCTTTTCAATAAGGGTCTGAGCGGCATCGAATACATCCTTTTCGACGATGCCGGGGTGGGTACCCTTTGCGTAGAAGCGATCTTCCTGTCCACGATTGGGGTGTTGGTTGAAGGGAACGGTGGTTTCTCGGTAGGTCTTTTGATAAAAGCTGTCGCCGATGTACCTTTCGTTCTTCAGAATATATGCCACGCGACTTGGTCGCCAGATTTCCTTTCCGGCCTTGGTAGGGATGTTGAGTTTGTTCAGCTCTCTTGCAATCTCACTTGTGGAGAAGCCCTGCAAGTACAGAGCGAAGATATTCCGCACAATGCCTGCTTCCGGCTCGTACACGGTCAACATCTTATCGACTAACCGGTATCCGTAAGGGGCGTTGCTGTCCACATACTCGCCAAGTTCCATGCGTTTGACGATTGAGAGGCGCTGGTTCATAGAGATGGACTGCGATTCCTCCTGCGCCAGAGCAGAGAAGGTATTAAGAAGCATCTCGTCGCCCATAGACAGCGTCGAGATGCCTTCCTTTTCAAACTGAACGCCCACACCCAGCAACTTGAGCTTTCTTACATAGGCCAGAGCGTCTTTTGTGTTTCGAGCGAAGCGGGAGATGGATTTCGTGATGATGAGGTCAATTTGCTTGAGCTCACACATGCGGATCATCCGCTGAAATTCATCACGGGTTTCGCTTTTCATTCCAGTGAGCCCTTCGTCGGCGAAGATGTCCACCAGTTCCCAATCGTCGCGTGCTCCGATGCATTTTTTGTATGCTCGGATCTGTGCGGCATAGGAGTTGAGCTGATCAGCGGAGTTGGAAGACACTCGGCAGTAAGCTGCAACCTGCATCTTCTTCGTGCTCTGTCTTGTGATCGGGGTGATGAGCCGTACTTCAGGCATTTCGGTGTCCTCCTCTCTCGTTTTTTGGTTGGTATCATAATATGATACCAACCACTTTTGGCAAACCACATTATACTGATAACTATTCAGAATAGCTACCAAAACAATTGGAACAGCGCAGAATTGACCTTATGCACAATTTTCAGTGGGCTAATACGATATCCGCGCCGGTAAGCTTCGTATAGTATTTTTTCGCCCTGGCATATTCCTTTTCTGTGATCAACTCCTGCGCAAGGAGATCCTTCAGCATATCAACAATAAAGAGAAAATTGGCGTTCTTGGTGTTCTTGTTTGACAGCACGGTGCTACCTCCTCGTAGTTGATTTCGTGTTTATAGAAATGAGCAGAGGCAGCAGTTACAGTATAGTCTGCTGCCTTTGGCGGTTTCGCTGCTCCGTGTAGTACACACTGTAAAGAGCAACTTTTCAATATAATTATGCCGAAATTATTGGCACTTTTCAAAATTGCAGATGATAGGAATCTAAGGACAAGTTTTGTCCTCACATTTCTATCATCAAAAAGGCGGGAGCCGTCCATTGGTTGGAAGAATATTGCTTTCCCGTGGCATGGCTCGGCTCCCGCCGCATTTGTGTTCTTACTTACTAATGATCCTATTCGACACTACTCCCCGGATCGTGGGCGGCTAAACTGACCAGTGGCTGGCACCACCCTCCGGGAATCTCACCCCTCCGAGGATCTCTCCGAGCTGCCCCCATTGCTTGAGTCTGTGGCTGGACAGTGAGTACAGGTCAACGGTATCATTGCGAGACAGCTTGCCAAAGCTGCTTTGGGCTGGGTGGGTATCGCTCGGCCACCTTAGTAGGCCGTCTTTTATGCGGAGTTCTCCGCACAGGTGGGTCTTGGCGCACCCGCCGCATCGCTGTTCCCCCTCGTCAGGGGCCCGCTGACTGACGTTATCAGTCGCCGGATATGCAGTTTTCAATGTTCACAAGAAAGAAGGTAAATTCCTTCTCACTTGTATAGGGGAAGATGTGAGAAATAATTTCGGGTTATTCGGCAAAGTTTTTCAATACTTTTTTCAGGTCGCGGAGAATACGCTTCCGTCTTTCGCTCAGCGTGGAAATCGCACAACCCTTTTCTTCGCCATACTCAGAGAGAGTTTTGCCCTCAAAGTAGAGAGCTCTGATCAAGTCGCAGTCACTCTCGCTTAATTGATCCAATGCTTTGTAAAGGGCCTCCAGGAGCATCCTCTCGGTAACGGCATTGTCCACTGCTTCAGGGTCGCCGATGAATTCTCGGAAATTGTCATAACCGCCGTCTTCGCCACCAATCAGACTGCTCATCTGGATCTCGTGCTTAAAAAAGGACTGATTGTTGTCTGCAATATTCCATCCAGAGCGGCGATAGGCGTTGTATACTTCGTGTGTGACCGTAACGCGCTCAATCTTGCAGGTGGCGGGATCGTAGGACTCGACGATATAAGTTTTCTTAGACATTTTTTGATCTCCTTTTGATTTTTTGAATTTTGAAAGGTTCAAAAAATCGGAGATCAAGGATATTGAGCGATATAGGGTTCCCAAAGGCTAGTCAGCATTGTTACCTCCGTTAGGGGGCAACAGCATAAAAAAGCCGGGCATCAAGAAGATAGGTACATTTCGCAGTGACCTTTTCTTCTCAATGCCCGGCAATTTGGTGTCTCATAGACTTCCTAATCTAAGGACCCGTGGCTCGGTGCAATCAGCTTTCTTGTTCTGTTGTCGTTTACTCTTATGTGTAAGTATGGCAGGATGCTCGATAGTAGGTAGCTCCCCTGCGGATTGGGGTACGATAACTCAGGTCTATCTCAACAATCTTTCGACAGTTGGGACACTTCAACTCAATGATGCCCGAAGTGGGAGTCACTTTATCAAAAATGCGCCAGTCGCATTTCGGGCAACGCTTTACAACTTTGATTTCATACGAGTTAGGTTTCATAGTATACGGTCCTCCTCATCCATTTCGACTCGAACCAAACTATAGGGGTCGGAAAGATCATTTCTTTTCAGAAGGCCAAGCTGCATCATTCGAATGGACAGCGCTGTTTTAGAAGCCCCCATAAATGATGCCATCGCTTCGAACTTCTTGTAATCGGCAGGGGCAAACACTCGGTTTAGAAGGCGCATCTGGGTTCCAAGGCCGAATCGCTCCATGCTTCGAACTACACATTCAGGCGGAAGTAAAATCATGGCAGCCAGTGTTTCAACCTGCCACTCCTCCCAATCCCCATTTCCTCTGTTGCTTCGGTAACAACAGTGAACGGAACGCCCACTTGCTTGGGCTCCGTAGTCGTGCGGAAACAGCATTTTCAGAATATGGTGACAGCTCTCGTGGGAAACGGTATAGTTCCTGCGGCCTATATTGGCACCCTCTTTCATGAGATCGCTTTCAATCAAAATGGTTTTTCCATCAAGCATATAATACTGTTCTTCCGTGGAGCTTGGATCTTCAGGGAACACCTCGACGCCTATATCGCAAGAAGATGTCAGGCCGATTTTTTCGCCGTTCAGAGATAATCGAGCATAATCGATACGAAGCCCCAGAAGCTCTTGGCATAGAAAGTCGATATCTACTCGCTCCAGCGCTTGGTCAGATATAGCCGGAAGTCTCTTATATGCTGCGATGACTCTCCCGCCGATAGTCTCGAGGTCATTGCGTGATAGATATTTCAATTGCATATCTCCTATATATGGAGGTTCTTTGCTTCAACAAACCACTGATCCTCGTCTTCGAAGAGATAGGTCTGTCTTCCTCCAATCATAATTGTATAACGGATGCCTGTTCCACCGACTTTTGTTGCTGCTGCTCTCTGCCTGCTGCAGACACGGTCGATAGAGTATTCCTTCCCATCTTCAAAGGTCAGAGAGACAGGCGTCTTGGTTCGGTCTGTGGCTACGATAACTAATACCTTCACCACAGCTTTATGAAATTGCATTTTCATCTCAAACGGTTTCTCCCTTCCGTCGGTGGTAGTTACTGATACATAAGTCCGGGCATGGTCACCAACTGCCTGCCGTCGTCGGGGATCTTTAAGTCACCCATAAGAATGGCATAGGAAATGGCGCGTTTGCCAAATCTCCTTCGGATGTCCTCGACAGCGTCCTCCAGAAGAATGCGGCGATCCCGTTTCTGATGATCCACGAACATAGAGAGTTGCTCTGCATCTTTCTGCGATACCAAATCAATACCGCGAATCGTGACAGCTCGAATTGGTTTATCCCACCGATACCGCTCCATAAGAAGATGAAAGCCCACTCCGGCGATTTCGTTGGGGAGCTGCGTTCTGAATGGGAGCTTACACTGGTACTGTGAGCCATACAGGTCATTTGTCCGGATGGAGACTTGAACACCACACGCCATCAACTCATGGACGCGGAGCCGATGCCCGACATCCTGGCTCAATTCCAGCATAACGCGAAACACATCTTCCGGCGTTTGCAGGTCAGCAGTACAGGTGATTCCGTGCCCGATGGACTTGACGGGGCTGACAAAGTCCTTATGCATAACACGAGAAGTATCCGTTCCGTTTGCATACATCCAGAGCTTAAGACCATTGATCCCCAGCATATGCCGCAGTGTATCCGGAGAAGTCTTTGCCAAATCCCCGATGGTGCGGATTCCGTATTGAGCCAGCTTATTTTCTGTGGCTCTGCCCACATAAAGTAGCTCTGCAGCATCGAGGGGCCAGATTTTCTCTTTGAAGTTGTCCCATTTGATTTCAGTGATTGCATCCGGCTTTCGCATGTCTGACCCGAGTTTGGCAAAAATCTTGTTGAATGACACACCGATGCTGACCGTCAGGCCAAGCTCCTCTTTTGTTGTCTGCCGGATTGCCTCGGCGATCTCCATGCCCGTTCCGCAGACACCCGAACCGGTCACATCAAGCCAGCATTCATCCATACCATATGGCTCAACAAGATCCGTATATCGGTGGTAAATTTGACGGGCCAGCTTAGAATACTTGAGGTACTGATCGTACTGGGGCGGCACAACGATTAGTCCTGGGCAAAGCTGCCGAGCTTCCCAATTCACCATGCCCGTTTTCACGCCGGCTTTCTTGGCCAAGTCTGATTTGGCCAAGACAATACCATGACGTTCTTCGGTTGATCCGCACACCGCGACAGGTTTTCCTTTGAGTTCTGGGTTAAGCATCATTTCAACGGATGCGTAGAAGGAGTTCATGTCGCTGTGTAGAATGACACGCTCATTATCCATGCGTTTTCACCTCTTATCTTGCTCGTGTGCCTCTATAATAAGCGGATTATTTATCTATGTCAATGTCGCATTTGTAGAGTAATAGTCAATTTCCTATTGACAGCGAGTCTTTTCCACTATATACTGAAGCCATAAACAGAAAAGGCGGTTGCTATTATGAGTAAGAGCAAAGCTAAAATTCTTTCTCTCCCGATAACGAATCACGCGAACTATAATGCAGAGACAGAGCGTCAAGAAAATGTTATTGGGGCCCGCATTGATGAAGCACGACGCAAGGCTGGCCTCAGCCTCGTCGATTTCAGCGCGCTTTTGCGGCAGTATGGGGTAACGATGTCCCCCAGTGGCATCAATAAATGGGCAAAGGGCAGTGCTTTACCAAACGCCTATCAGCTGGTGGCTGTCTGTCATGCGCTTGATCTGGATGTGGATGTTTCTTATTTTTGCAGCAGTCATACACCGGCACTTAATGATGCAGGCTTGGCAAAAGTCAGGGAGTACAAGGATGACCTGATTGCGTCGGGGAAGTATAAGCCGCAGCCAAAGGTGGTCAGCATTCTCAAGTACATAGAGATGCCTGTGAGTAATCTTGCGGTATCCGCTGGTACCGGCGAATTTCTCGATGAGGGCAACTTTGAGATGGTTAGCTTTCCCGAAAAGTCAGTTCCAAAGGGTGCTGATTTTGGTGTACGGGTTTCCGGCGATAGTATGGAGCCTGTTTATCATGACGGTCAGATTGTATGGGTCGAGGAGTGCGAGACCTTGGCCGTTGGAGAGGTCGGCATCTTTGTCTATGATGGCGATGGCTACTTGAAGGTGTACAGTGAGCAGGAGCCAAATGAACAACAAAAGGACGCATTCACTGACAGCTATGGTTGCCTGCACATGCAGCCTGTGATGCTGTCCTATAATCAAGCATACGAGCCCAAGGTGATCATGCCCGACTCGAGATTTCAAGTCGTAGGTCGAGTTCTTTGAGTACAGAATATTGGACTACATTCCCTTTAGAATTAATGGCGGGATAGGGTGTAGAAAGGCGGGGATTATATGGATACGATAGCAAGAGTGATGCAGCTGGCTGACGAGCGTAACCTCTCACTTTTCAAGCTATCTCAGCTGTGTGATGTATCATATTCAACCTTGAAGAATGCTGAGATGCGTGGAAGTCAATTAGGCGTTCCCACGATTGAGCGTATCTGCGTTGCGCTGGGAGTCACATTGAGCGACTTCTTTGCCGAGTCGGGAACTTGACACATCGACGGCGTCACCGAATATGAGACAGATAATGAAAATCACCGAGCATTGCCTGTGAAGGCATTGCTCGGTGATTTCTTCGATTAATTCATAGGGATTGCTTGGTGCAGCTTTAGCAGTTAGTTTTGATTCTACAGATTTAGAAGCTGCAAGTCTAACTTCGTGTTGTCAATGTAGTGCCGGTACATCATTTCCGCAGGCAGCAATCGCACCTGAATGTCCTGCAGTCCCAGTTCACTTAGCATGGAAAGGGATGCAGTTCCTTTTTCGACTATTTCAGCAGAAGAAGTCGGCATGAGGAAGCAGTTCCGCACTGTGCCGATCTGATGTGCTTCCACAAACGGCTGATAGGCCAACTGGTATAAATACTGCTTGGTGATGGACTCGATACCGGGCTGACCACGCAGCTTTTTGTTATGCTCCAATTGGATGTTATAGTATTTGGCATCAAAAATAATAAACTGATAGTTCCCATCGACATTAACAATGGAAATAAGGTCTGGGATGAGCGTATCCTCGGCCTGCTTTACAAACAACTCACTGTTTGGAGCAGTCCCAGACCACTGCGGTTTATCAATCAAGTCAATGAGTTTCTTATGCCGCATATCACGGTATTGCTCGGCCAACGGTATAGGCAGTCGCAGTCCACCGATAGGTTTCTGTAATTGGTTGTCCATTACTTCTGCACAGACTTTTTCCCACACTAGGTTAAAACTGTTTGTGCCGAACATACTGAAACAGTCCAAATCGTCCAGTGCGCTGCTGTTGGCTATATAGGCATATAGCGTTTTCAGCAGAAGCTGTTTCCGGGTATTGAACTGGACATTGAGTTCCTTGACAATTCGCTCCAGAATATACTCCTTGTCGCCAAAGTCCTCAATATGCTCATCTGAAATGTCGACACCCATAATATCGAACAGATCCAACAAATCGGCATCTCTTAATTCCTCTGTGCAACGGGTGAGAATACACTCATGCAGACGCTTAAAGAAATCAAAATCGTCATTTACACGCTTCATGGTCAGCAATTCCGGGTAATATGGCCGGTTGTTACTTAAGAGCGTGAATGTTTCGTTGATAGTCTTATCCCAAAGAATATCACCAGATCCGTTGAACTCGATGATGTCCTGCGTGTTGGTATAAGCGCCATACTCGAAATAATCTTGGAGGAGAAATAGCATAACAGCCAACATATTAAATGCGCTGCTGTCACTCGTATCGTTGTACATACGAATGATCTGCTCCTTGGAGTTGTATTTTTCCAGAACCTTCAGCACTTGTTTTAGTTCCACCTTGGGGGTCGTAGCATCGAGCAGATATTTCGGATAGCATTTCAGCACACGCCCCTCAATAGTAATCACACCCACAAATGTGAACACATACAGATACTCGTTTTCGCCGACCTCAACGTCAGCGATTTCAATGTCCTCATCCAACAAATCGGTGAGATCCTTCTGGGTATCATTTGCTTTTACGGCTTTCAGCACACTGTATTCTTTTAGGCGCTTTAGAATGCGGACAGCCTTTTCCTCGGAACATTGAAACTCTTTAACCAGGTCTTCCTGGGTATAGCGTTTTTGCTCTCGTAAAAATACTGAAATCATTCTCCATCATCCTCTGGGGCATTGTCGATAAACTGACTGCTGATTCCTTCGCAGAAGATATACACGCCTTTGGTGTCGAATTCTCTGCAAATCTTGGAATACTGGTTCTTTGCCTTTTCGTCGCAACCACCAAACAGAGTAATGCGTTTCTGTTTTGCGGCATCATCGAACAGGTACATAATAACCTTGTTCTTAAAGATTCGAGCGAAGACAGCAGGGTCAATCATTTCATCCTCTGGGAGATTCTTCTTGGAAATGAAATATGGCCCCATCAGTTTATCTTCGTTCACCTTATAAGTGAGCAGTTCATTGTTGATGGCTTTGCGGAGCGCATTCCATTCCACAATGCGGCGATAATCACCCTGGCCGAGGATGACCTTTTTACCAACGATTCCAGCTTCACTGTCATCTATGCCCAAATAAGTGAAATCCCATCTGCGCTTGAATGCGGTATCCATCGGGAAAACACCTTGGTCAGCACTATTCATGGTAGCCCAGATGAACATGTTGTCTGGGATTCGGATTTCGGCGTAATCATCGGGATTGCCGCCAAGTTCTCCTGCCAGATACTTTTTGATGTCCTCAGATGCCTGAATCGGATATTCACTGACCTCATCGTTACCACGGTCAAGCAACTGGAATACATCGCCGAACACGGCAGCAACATTAGCGCGGTTGATTTCCTCGATTACAAGCAAGAAAGGATTGGGAGCATCAGTTCTGCTGTTCTGGAGGGCTTTCACATAAGTGCGCATAAACGGACCAGGCACATAGGAATAAGTTATGGCGTCCTTGCCATCACTGTCCTTACAGGGCACCGGCTTATATGTACCAACAAAATTGGCATAGGAGTAATCCGGATGGAAGGTCACACGCTCATATTCACCGCCGTCCGCAAGTAGCAGATCCTTCTCATGGTTCAGAGTAAAGCTCTTACCAGTGCCGGGAGCACCGAAGAGGATACGATTACGGGAAAACTTACTGTGATAACCAGTACTATAGCAAATATCCCGGGTGGGCTCGGCTTTACGTTCAAGCAAAAAGCGATTGTAGAGATCAAGACCTGCAGACAAGGAACCATTGCCACGACTACGGTTGAACTCTTCGTATGTAACATCAGATTTGATGGCAGCAACCGCCTTTTCCAGAGGATCAGCATCCGCAATTTCAAAAACAGAAGTGAAAGGGGCTATGGCATCTGCGAACTGAGTAGAGACTGCCTTCAGTGCGCTGATATACTGACTTCTGGTATTTTCGGAATACAGTTCACCGTTTGCCTTTGTTTGCACAGCCAACCAGTTTTTAAACGACATTTCCAAGTTGCTTTGTTCTGGCGAAGAGGGTGAATACGAAAAATCGGCCGTAGACAGGAATGATTTGATTGGAGCATCTTCCTCTTCAACACCCAAAGCAGTCAGAATTTCAGAAGGAATTCTCGCTGCATCATAATACTGTCCCCACTTTGGACTGGAAATGACATCTCGTACACCATCTTCATCTGGTGCATCATACAGATTTTCAAATCCATCAAAGAACACATCCATATCTGCAATAACCTTAATGCATTCGTATGCGGCAGCATAGTTCCTTTGTGCCAGCAATAGTCCAAATTTGGAGTCCCTGGTAAATAATCCCGTTTTTTCGAGAATGTGGAAATTGCGCTTAAAGTTAGTCAGTCCTTCAAGGTTCATTTCCACATTGTCGCCGGTAGCACAGTATTCAGAGAACACTGAAGATACTAATTCTACAGGGGGATTGTAGTTTTGGTTGATACGACTATCGTTTACCATACAGAAAATTGAAGAGTATGGTATGGCTATATCGCTGAATTTTTTATTTTTGATTTCTATTTCGCCCACAACAATCTTACATATCAAGCGAAGAGGATTCAGGCGGATGCCATTTTGGATTTCTCGCAAAGTGTCCGCTTTGATGTTCCCCTGCACAGACTGGCCACCATTTGCGGAAATTCCAGCCCCCGCTCCATTGGGGTACTGGAATAATGATAACTGCGATCTACAAAAGGCGGCGGCATTAGGGTTTTGGCAACATAAGAACTTTTTTGCCGCATCAGAAACAAACACGTACCATTTTCCGTCTCGTTGCTCGAGATGATAAACTCCAAGATATGTACCATAGGCACCAAACTCATCGCGGAAGTTGGACGAATCCCTCTGCGCCCGGGTAGCATCTCTACCGCTCATTGTGGCAAATTTATTCATAAGGATGTCCCGATTATATTCCTCGCCGTCAAGAGTATAGAAAATACGAGCGATTTGAACCAGATAGCCGTACCAATCATCGCGGGTACTTTCAATTTTATTTGTGAAAAACTTTTTCACAACAGGTTCTTTAGGCAGCGCCATGTTGAATACCTCCTATCTGAATGATTATTCTAAATAAGTCAACCCCAACCGATGTACCAACTCAGCATAATTGGGAGCATCTGTTTCTCCAAAACCGTGTCGGAGCAAATTTGATGCAATCACTCCTGCAAAGAGAGGTGGAACAGCATTTCCTACTTGCCGTATTGGGTGACGGCTTGTTCCAGTAAACTCCCAAAAATCCGGGAAGGTTTGAATTCGTGCAGACTCTCTAGGCGTTACTTCTCTTGGCAAAAAAGGATGAACATGCCCCTTTCCGCCCCCTTTGTCAGATCCGACAACGATTGTGTAGCTCGGCTTGTTCGGGTCCAAGCGGTTGATTCTCGTTTTTGAATCTCTTTCGCCATATGCCATATTATTATATCTTTCGATAACTGCCGGACCGTGAGCCCGGCCAACATGATTTGCCAAAACATCGGAAGGTGCGTCTGGCAAGCCCCTAAAAGCTGTGGCTACAGTAACAGGCGGCAGCAAACCTGGAACAGGAGCATCTGGCTGTGTATAATGAGTTTCAGCAGGAAGCGGAATAGCTTCGTGACAGCGCACACCATAGATTATGACACGTTGCCTATACTGCGGTATTCCATAAGCTGCTGTATTAAACAGCGCGTAAGAGAGATTATAGCATCTTTCACCAGAGTCGTTTGTTTCCAAAGCGGCTTTCAACATATCAAATACGCGCCCACCATCGACGGTCAAAATACCAGCGACATTTTCAAAAATAAAACTCCGAGGCTGAATTTCATGAATTACTCTAATGTAGTCCCACAAAAGAGTTCCGCGAGGGTCGTTAATACCTTGGCGCTTTCCGAACACGGAAAACGCTTGACACGGTGGCCCTCCGTAGACGAGATCAACCTGCTCTCTGGTAAGCCGTGCATCCTTAAGAATTTCTTCTGTAGAATACTCTTTGATATTGCGCTGAGCAATTGCTGCCTGCTGCAAAAATTTTCCATGTTGACGCGATTTATTGAGATTGAGCGTTCTGCAACTAAAATCATCGATATCAGTACAGAGACGAGTCACAAAGCCCGCGGCTTCAATTCCAAGATCCAGTCCACCTGCACCAGAAAAAAGTGAAATAGCGTAGTGAGTATTCATGAGTTCCTCCATTTTTTCATGTTCTTTTCAACACTATATTCTATCGCGCTCTTTCCGCTTTTCACCCATTCTTCCAGTTCGGAGCGTCTGAATTTCCACTGCTTGCCTATTTTATGAGCCGGTACATTTTTATCTTTTATCCACTTGCGTAGCGTTACTGGCTTTATATTAAGAAACAACGCTGCGTCTTCTATGCTGATATAGTTTTCATTAATTGAACTGGACATGTTTGCACACCTCATCCGCCGCATTTGTTGGCATAGTTTAACTTGTATAGTATAGCAGATTATTCAATCGCTTACAAGCTGTTTTGATATATTTCACATTATTTCCGCTATTTTGCGATATTTGCGATATGAGATTGCTTGATTCCCTCACTACTGAATTTCTCAGGCATAGCATATTTCTACAGCTCTGATTTTGGCATAATCTATAGTGTTTTTTGTTCCACCGAGCTGACCGTTAAAAACCGCAATTACTCTCGAAGAATGGTCTACCATCCACTCGTTGCGTATCTGAAAACATGATTTGCTGTAGTTGGGGCAAATAAAGCGAACGAGATCTGCGGCTTCAATCACATTATTATATCGTCGCTGCCAATCAATGCTCCAATTTTTTTCAAAACCCCTATATGGACTAGCGCATATCAGCTTAATATCTTCGCCTTCCGAGCGAATCTGCAGGACGATCTCCGCTGCCCAAATATCCACGCCACGAGCCATGCCGGAAATAAAGACATTGCTTCCATCAGCAATAGCTTGCCGAATGGCAGTTTCAAGTCCGTCTAACACCGATTTTTCACTTCGATTCAATTTCTCTGGCCGATGTCCTGTAAAACAAACTCTGCGAAGTCGCTTTATTTCTTCAGTCATTGTATTACCCTCCATCAAGTTGCTACCCATCGCCATACTGTTCAGTATAACCGTATTATCAGTACAAGTAAACTGTATATTGCATCTCATCATAAAGGTAAAATAATTACAAGAAAGATGGTGATGCTATGGACACGCACGAGAGACTCCGGCAACTTTTAAACGAGCGCGGATGGTCTGAGTATAAGTTGGCCAAGAGATGTGGTCTATCTGAATCAACTGTTGCAAATATTTTTAGGAGAAATACAGTCCCCTCCATCGCAACACTGGAAACAATCTGTAGTGGTTTTGGCATCACTATGTCACAGTTTTTTGCCGAGGGGGACATGATAGAGATCACCCCAGAACTTAAAGAACTATTCGAGAATTGGGTCAACCTTACACCGGAACAGAAGAAAGCAGCTAATCAGATGCTAAAGGCCATGAATAATTCTAAGTAGAGTCCTCAGAGTGTTTTGTTCTTTCTCTGTCTTAATCTCTGATAAAGTGGGCTGTTCTGGTGGGGCCATATTGAACCCATCCTCGGTCCAGCAAATAGACATAACTCTCTCTTGGCGGAGCGATGTAATCCTTCTCTTTATTCGAGTAAAGTGGTTGGTATCACATTATGATACCAACCACTTTTGCTTTATTTGAGCGTATAGAGATTGGAGGTGTTGCTCCCATTGGGGCGGTATCGGGGCAGCTTGGCAAGATAGCCGTGCTGCTCCAGATCCGCCAGTGCCCGCTTGACGGTACTGCGGGAGAGATTCATATCCCTCGCAATCGTCTTGATACCGGGCCAGCAGCTTCCTGCACTATTGGACCGATCCTTGAGATACATATAGACGGATACAGCTCTGGGCGGCAGGAGCGTGTCGGCATAAATGCTGTCAAAGTAGCTCACCGATCCACCTCCTGTCGGGGAAGATTATACGGGGTGCGCTTGTGCGGCATATGGTCATAGTCAATGTCCTCCGCTACCACCATCTCCTGCACGGGCGCGTCGTGGAGCTGCCCCTCGCCCTTAACGGAGCGGGTGGTCTGCCGCTCCGGCAGCTTGGGCGGATACTTCCGCACGATGGCGCGGGTCAGCGCATTCTGATCGGCATAATATACTTTCCGGGCCACCTGCTCCTCCACGCGGTATTCCTCCTCGAAGGTGATGCCCCATTCGAGAAACAGACGCAGGCGGGTACGCATGGGGTGGCATCCGGTCTTCTGCACAATGAAGCTGCCTTTGGGAATTGACTTGAGTTCGTCCGCCGTCAGCAGAGGGCGCTCCATCATCTGCAGACTTTGGCTGGGGTCATTCTTGCCCCGGCTGACTGTGCCAGACAAAACCGTGCGGCTGCCGAGGGCTTTGGAGAAGGTTTCCGCCGCTTCACTGTTGGGGGCAAAGCCGCCGCAGATCACATCCTGGCAGTTGTCCATCAAGATAGATGCGCCCTCTTTACCATAGTTCTTCTCCAGCTGCGCCATGGACTGGATAATGGGTACCAGCGTCAGGCGGCGAGAGCGTCCAGCACTGAAAAGCGGCAAAATATCAAAGGGCGGCATGGTACCCAGCTCATCACAAAAGAGAATAACACGGTTTTTCAGTTTGCCGCCGTTCTCATCCGCTACTGCGAACAGCTCACGGGAGAGGTTCTGGATCATCAAGCCAGCCATAAAGTTCTTCGTCTGATCCTCCTCCGGCAGGATGAGGAAGATGGCGGATTTCTCCGCCGCAAACTTTTCGGCGTCAATGGCACTGTCGAAGCACAGAATTTGCTCCAGCTCACTATCAAGGAACGAGTTGAGCCGGGACAGCACCGTGGACATGACTGATGCCATCGCCTGCTCGGAGCTGTTGAGTGCGGCGCCTGCCAGCCAGCGCGCTTTGTGCTCGGACGGCAGCTTGTCCATAAGCAGCTGAAAGCGGGAGCGTCCTCGCGCACCACGCGCCGGCTCCAGCAGATCCTGCACCAGCTTGAATACCGACACGATGTGCCGCCGCTCCTCCGGGTGTTCCTCATCCGGCGGCAAAAATTCTGCAAGCAGCAAGATCGTGGAAGACAGCAAGCCCTCCGCCGCATCGTAGAAGAAGGCGTTCTGTCCGTGGTCGGAGTTTCCCTCTGGGCTGACGATGGACTTGGCAAGAATCTTGGCGTACTTTTCGGCTTTGGCGCGGGCAGCGAGGTTATCCGGTTGTTTTCTGGCGATGTCCATATAGCGGTTGATGAGCGTCAGCAGGTTGTTGCCGTCCGAGCGGGTGGGGTTGCGCAGGTCTATAACGGAGATATGCTTGTAGCCGTAATACTTTTTGGCGATAGAGCCGTAGTTGCGGGCGAGGTCACCCTTGGTATCCAGAGCCAGAAAACTCATGCCGGACGCGCAGGCATATTCAAGGTTGGGATAGAGGAAGAATGCCGTCTTGCCCGCGCCGGAGGCGGCGATCATCAGGCAGTGAATGTCATCGCTGTCCACCAGCGCAGTCAGTTCATCCTTCTTGCCCTTGCAGCCCAGCACAAGTCCCTGTTCTGTGGGAAGACTTACTCCCTTGCGCCAGTCTCTGACCTTGAACGGCATGTGGGCATAGGTCTTGCGGATCTCCTTATCGGTCGCCCAACGCGCCGTGCCGTGCTGTCCGTCACCCACGGTGCGGGACTTGATGCCGCTGAGTGTATAGTGGTAGGACAGCATGGAGAGCCCTCCGATGATGGCGAACATCCCCAGCCCTGCCGCGACCAATATCCCGATGTTGGAGCTTTTGATTGTGTCCCACATTGTCAGCAGAAGGCTTGGCATAGCTCGCTCCTTTCCATTTTGTTTTCCTGTTCTGCCTTGAGATCGTCATTCCAGTCCTTTTGCTGCGGTACGAGCCGCTCTGCGGAGATACCACGCTCCTCCAGCAGCTTCGCCATGCGCTCACTGGCGGCATGACCGGCAGCGTCATTATCCAGACAGAGATACACTTGCCGGAGCTGTGGGAGCTGCCGCAGCGTCTCCAGCACGGGGATGGAGGATGTCCCGCAGCAGGCCACATAGTTATGCTCCTGCCACCCCTCCGGGAAGAGGGAGATGTAAGAGAGCAGGTCGATAGGGGCCTCGAAGACTAAGAGCGTGTCATCGCCGCCAAGATAGTGAAAGCTGTGCTTCGGGTCGCTGCCCTCAATGTTGCCGCGATAGCCTTGCCCCATGGTATACAGCCCACGCTTATGTCCGTGACGGGGAACGCCGTGTTCATCGAATCCGACGAACACGGCGTTGTGGTATTCCTTTGTCCCGTCCCTGGATTTTTCACAGCTTTCGTAGATGAGCTTCTTGCGCACAAAGGCATTGAGTATCTCACGGTCGATGCAACGCTTTTTCAGCAGGTAGGCATACACACGGCGCATGGACTCACTCTGCGCTGGGAGCGTGAAGGGCTTTGCAGGCTCCGGCACCTTCTCCTTTGCCGCAGGGTAGCTTCCGCCGAGATCATCGTCGAGGAGCAGAGACATGGCGTCCGGGTAGCTGAGTCCATAGAACTGCTTGACGAAGCTGATGGCTCTGCCGCCCTGCTCGGTGGCATGGTCGAACCACTCACAGCCGCGGATGGTGATGCTGTGGTCGCTGGCAAGGCGTTTGTCCCTGCCGGAGGTAATGAGCTTTTCCCCACGGCGGCGGAGGAACTCCTCCAAGTCCACCGAGGCGGCTCGTTCCTTCTGCTCTGTTGTAAACGGAATGTACTTTGACATAGTCCCTCCCTTATTGTGTCTGTTGCGTCAGTCCGCGATCCTCATGGTCATCCGCCTTGTGTCCCATTGCCATGCGCTTCTCCTGCAATCTGCGGCGACGCTTCTTGTCGATCTGCATTCCTGCATAGATGGCAGGCTGGGCGGCGTTCTCGCGGAAAATACGACTCATCTGATGGAGCATCCGAAGAATAGCGGTTCCCGCCGCCGCACCGGAGAAGTCGTCCTGATGGTCAATGAAATGTTGAGCGTAGGTGTTGCCTTGTGCCGCTGCCTGTGCGAAATAGCGCAGAGCTTCTTCGCGGTCTGTTTGCACCTCTTGTCCCAGTAGATAGAGCTTTCCCAGCGTGTATTGGGCAAACGAATTCCCTTGTATGGCAGAGCCCTTCAGAAGCTGAATGGCCACATCTATATCCTTCGGCACACCTTCCGCGCCGGTGAGCAGCAGCTTGCCGAGCCGGTATTGCGTGTATGGATCGTTCTGCTCCGCTGCCTGCCACAGCCAGTGGAGGGCCTGCGGGAATTGCTCCTGCTCCAGCAGCAGTTTGCCCAGCGCGTATGCAGAGCAAGGATTACCGGCCTCCGCCGATTTTTGAAACCACTCTGCCGCCGCTTTTCGGTCAATCGATGTGCCAAGCCCGTCCTGATACGCCTTTCCCATCTGGTGTGCCGCGATGGTATAACCCTCCTCCCACAAACGGTGGAGGGTGACCAATGCCATTGACTTCTCACTGGGATCTGTGTCCACAGCATCTAACATGCTTTTTGCTCTGCGGTAAAACCGCGCCTGCTGATGGATCATCCGCTCCGCACTTGGATCTGGAGGAACAGGCGGTTCTTCCGGCTCTGGCTCATCCTGCATGGCATCATCCTCGAAGGTGAAGTTCATTTCCGAGAGTCGTAGCGTTTCTTGGATGACCATGTTGCGTACAGTCTTGAACTCCTTTTGCTGCGACAGCGGTACACGCTGCGGTGGAGTCTGATTATAGTCAGTGCAAAGCTGCTCTTGGAGATCCTGCCATAGAGCATAGGCGGACGACACCCGTTCGTCCTTTGCCAGTTCATCCACGATTTCATCCACGATGCGCTTGACACGAGGCGGCAGATAACCGTAGACTTTCTTGCCACTAACTTCTTGAAGCCGCTGGGCGAGATCCGTCACCAACAACTCCAACTTATCGCTTTGCAGAGTACCGGTTGCCATCTGCTCAATGAGCGTTGCCATCCGTGCTTCCGCTTCCTGCCGGAGCAGGCAGCGCTGTTCGTCCTTCTGCTCATAGATGTGCAGGCGGTCGTTCCGGTAGATCGTGCTGACCAGCGCGGACTTGATGCTGCGGATACCTTGCTTGGTGAGAAAGCCTTCTTTCGGGTCAGTGGAGAAGATGATCATATGGACATGGAGGTGCTTCTCTTTTTCATGGAGAGCAGCATACCAGCGTAGATGGCTCGGACGGATCTTATAGCCCTTGGCGATGTCGGTGATAGATGCGTTGATGAGTTCCTGCCAGTTTTTAAGGTCGGTATAACCCAGACGCTCTGCATTCTCGCGAGAGAGGGAGATAATCGGTGTCCACACATTTCCCGTGTGCTGTGCTACCTCCGCAATAGCGTTCTCCAGCGATGGCACCTTGCCATGGGCATTCCACAAGCCGTGTTCGCCCATCGATTTTACACCGGGACGGTTTGCGACATAGTCAAGATAGTTTTCACGGCTATCCATCGGCTCAATGAAGTCCTCGTGGATCTGTTCGATGAAAGCAAAGGCAGTCTTTCGGTTGGGTGTGTTTGCATAGTTCTCATACTCCGGCAGCTCCCTTGCCTCCGGGAAGCTGCGGAGCAGACGCTGGATGTACTGCTGCTGTTTCTTCGTGACAGGAAGATGAGCATTGTCATCCTTGAGGAGCTGCACGCCTTCACGGGTGGCGAAGTAGCGGGTGCGATGGGCCAGCCGAGCAGAATCTCTGCCGCCCTTCATGTAGGGCGAGATAAAAATTATTCGAGCCATGTATCATCCGGCAGCTGCCGTTGGACATCCTGGGCATCCTCGAACCTGATCTGACCATTGGTGCGCTTTACCTCGTCCACCACATACCCGCGCAGGGCACGGCGATCTTCCATCGTATCACGGAAGTGGGCAGCGATAGTATGCGCCATGATGCCTTGCTCTACCGCGCACTTGAACAGGAGACTGTTGGTACGATTTGCACTGTCAGCTACAATCCCGCGCAGCGTCGCCACCAGCGCGTCCGAGAGAAATTCGGTAATATTCTCCGTGCCGAGGTAGCCCATATAAAAGCGCAGAGCCTTTTCCACGAATTCGTTTCGGTTTTTGCTGTTGCTTTCTTCCAACCAACCATCCATTTGTCTGCGCGTTTCTGGATAAAGGCGGATGGTCATTTGTTCTTTTGACATAGTTGCCGTCCTTTCTTTTGATGTCGCTTTTTGTGGGCGCAAACCCCTGCGACACGGAGCTTTTGAGGAAAATACGCCTACAGCCTGTTTGAAATCAAGCGAAAACGCCTACAATTCAAAACGCTGAAAAGCCCCGCACTGCGGGGCTTTGTGGGCGGTCCGGGGCGGAAACGACACCGGGCCTTTATCTTGTGCTTTTATCGAACAGGCGGGTTCCCAGCACAGTTCCCCATAGGAGGGGCGAAAGCGTGGGCAAACAGCGCCGATGCTTGTCTGGGGTGTAAGGATGCTACCCTCGCCCCCAAAGCCGCACACAGCGGCTCACAGGGGCGGACACGGCGGTTACATCTGCATCTCCGAAGTCTGTGCCTGTTCCTCACGAAGCTGTTGGGCGTACTCGCACAGACTCATGCCGGTCTGCTGCTGGCAGAACGCCTCCATTTTTCGCAGTAGAACATCCTGCTCGGCTGCGTTGAGCTGGTAGCTCCAGCTCTCCTCGGAGCCGTCACCCTTGCAGAGCGTCAGCTCCAGCGTGTCGCAGGGCTTGCCCTGCGCGATGTCGTAGTTGGCATAGATGTTGAGCCAGTCATCGTTTTTGTCCGTGAGGACGAAGGTTCCGAAGACGGCGTCCACATCAAAGCTTGCCTCCACATAGAAGTTGAGCTTACCGCCTTCCTCTATCATGATCTCATCACTGAAGGAAAAATTCCGCGCGGAGAGGTGTCCCGCCGAGGTGATCTCTTTATCATCCAGCAGCTCCAATAGTTTGGAGAGCTGTTCATCCCCCGAAGTAAAGCGCGACCTTGTGGCATGGTAGACGGACGGGGAGACATCCCGCATCGCCCAGGTCCGCCAGCCGTCCATGATGTGTACGGCGGAGAACTCCCGCTTGTCGAAGTTCACATCGAACACGCCGCGCACCTTGCCGGTGTTCTCCATGCGTACAGCGGTCAGGGCGTCAAACTCTTTTGCTGTGATGGGTTGCCTGCCAAAAAACATTCCGATAAATTTGTCCGGCGCAGTGCCTTTCTCTGCGGTGACATAGCTGCGCAGCTTTTTGCAGGCGACCAACAGCTCCTCACCGGGCGAGGTCTTGAAGTACCACGCCTGCCCGTGCTCCGTCACATGGTAGGCGGCGTAGGTGCGGACGGCTTCTTCCTCTGCGCGCTGTGCGGCAGCTTCCGATTGGATTGCACGGCTGATGCGCTCATACTCCCGTTCCGGAAGCTGATTGCAAAGCTCATCCAGCACATTCTCCAGATGCTCCTCCAAGGTTTCATCCCTGAGATGCTTCTCAATGGCTTCCTTCCATCGCCGGTCGATCCACAGTGTGATGTCTACATGATCTGCCATCTCAGTTGCCCTCCTTCACCGTGACTGCCGCAGGCTTTGGCTCACAGATCGGCGCTTTCGGAGCAGCGGCTTTGGCCGTGCGCTTGGGTTTGGGTGCAGGGGCGGCTTTGCTGTCCAGATACTCCCGCACAGCTTCCGGTACCGCCTGCTCATAGAGCTGCTTGAGGGCATCGTCCATTCGAGATTGCACGGAAGAATGTTCCTTGCGAAGGGAAAATTCCAGTGCATCCAGCTTGTCATCATCAAAGGTAAGTGTGATATTCGTTTTTTTCATTACTGTCCTCCAATCGCATAGTCAAGTCCTGTCGCTGCTACATTTTTTGTAGGAAAGCACATAGATGAAATCCTTGCTGCTATCATTGTCAATATGACATTCCATCCTGCACCGGTTCTTCCGCCACTGGATAAGCGATGATCCGACCACCCACATTCACAAACACCTCCGGTTGCCGGAACTGCTCTGCAAACTGCTCGACAAGCTCGTCCGGCAAATCTATAAAATCATCCTCACCGATACCAGCAAGGAAGAAGTTCCCGGCAACAATGTCATAGATGTCGCCATCCTCATCACGGAGCGCACGGTTAAGCGGCAGGCCATCCAGTTTGCCCTCCTCGTTGCAGACGAGCACAACCGCCTCCTCGTAGGGATACACAGCCTGGATATATCCGCCGACTGCCTGCTGCATACTGCGCAAATCATTTCCAATATCAGTTACATACGGAGCCTTTCCTGGCTCCACCATTAAAACATTCATACTCTTTCCTCCTCAGTCATAGCTGATGTACGGCACCTTCAGCCAGTGTGTCCAATTGCGTTTTGCAAGTTCCGTTTTGACAACGCCATACTTTGTTCCCATGGCCTCGATGACCTGACCGCCGCCGATGTAAACACCGATGTGTCCCTCATGCCAAACCGCAAGGCCAGGAATGTCCGGCATGGTGTCGATGGGTCCGGACTCCGTGGCGCTGTAGTACATCTGGTTTGCACCGATATCCGGCATCCCATGGGTACCGTAGTCGATGGTCATCGTTTCCGGGGACAGCCAGCTGTAGCCCTTGATGAGCCCTACGCAGTCGGCGGTCCTGCCGCCCAGCCAATTGGCGCGGATGATGTCCTCATGATTGCCAACACCGTCCGGGTATTGCGACACCTTGTAGGTGAGGAGTGACTCCGTCAGCACATTGCCATAGGTGCCCCAGACATAGCCCCAGCCGGACTCCCATGCGTGGGTGGCGTAGGTCACAAGGTCGGCTGCATTTTTATTGGCGGGATCAACAAAGGTGGAGATGTCCAAGTCGATACTGCTTCCATCTCCGCGAAGGAACTCGCCGCTGTAGCTGCCGCCGCCTGCGGTGCCGGCGATCATGGTATAGATGTGGTTGATGTTGCTCTTATCATCCTCTGTGATCGTCCAGCCCAGCTCTGCTTCGAGATTTGCATACGCCTGATGCAGCGAAACCGGAACAGCGACGGTGTATTCTTCTTCCATGCTGGTAACCGTGCCATCGTCGTTCTCGACATCGACTGTGCGGGTACGGGTTTCCCAATTGTAGAAGCATTCTACGAAGCGGCTTGCCGCCCGTGCGGACGGCGCATCCTCTCCAAAGCAGAGGGCATAAAAAACAGCCTTGACTCGGATCGGGTCAAGGCTGTTTCCGCCTTCCGTCCGCCCATTGACGGAGGCGACCGCCGAATCCAGAAGAGAAAACGCGGTACGCATCTCCTCAATGTGAGAGCGGAATGCCATAGGCACCTCGGTCGAATAGCTCGTCCCATAGAAGGCTGCGGCTACCGCCTGGTTGTTGTGATCCGCACCGCCTGTGCCGATGGAGCACAGCGCGGCGATCAGGAGGATGACGGGCGAGAGAACAGCGACCAGCCCCCAGCCGATCCCTTTGCGGAGCTTCTCGTTGGAAAGGGCTGTCGCCGCGGCTTTGGCGATCATACCCGCGGTTATTACCATCAGCGGCCACCCGCTGTGCCAAACAGCTTTTCCTTGTAGGCGGGAGCGTGTACTTCCAGCAGATATCGCTCGTTGCCACACTTGTATAGGCAGACACCGCGCTGGGGAAACTTGATGAGGTTGTATTCTGCCTCATCCAGCTGGAGCATCTCCATGTAAGACCGCTTATCGATAGATCCTGCATTGAACAGGAACTGGTGGGGTGGGATGCTGAACAAAGGCTTTGTCATCTCGCGAATACCCTCTTGATCGAAGTCTTCCAGATTCTGACTTGCCAGCAGCATGGCGGATTCTTTTTTACGAACACGCTTGAGGCAATTTCGGATGTACTCGATAGCAGTTGGGTTGGAGAGCCAGATGTACAGCTCATCCAGTGCCGCCACCGTGTTTCCTTCAGTCAAGAGCTTGTCCGACAGATAGGAGAGTACATTGAACAGCATGGCGTTACGAACATTTTTCGCTGCGCTCAACAGTCCTTTGACACCGAACACCAAGAATCGGCTGGACGTGATGTTAGTATGACCGTTGAAGAATTGCGCGTCCGCGCCCTTGCACATGGAGTGCAACCCAAGCAGGACTTCTTGAAGAAGATTCTTCGTGTAGAGCTGATGCGCTTCGGCATGATAGTTTTTGAACTCATCTTCGATCAGGTCATAGAGATCAGAGAGAGTAGGATAATCCTCTGCTCGCATCCGGACAAAGTTGCTCCGATCCGTGATGCCCCATTTCTGATACAGCTTTGATAGCATGATCTCAATGGTGTCGATGTGAGCATCGCTGAAATCCTTATAGGCGCGGAAGAAGTCCTTGAGGAAAGAGATGTGCTGTGACAGCAGGGTGCTTTTTCGAAATGCTTCCGGCGCCGCAGTATCATCTGGGTCGCCGCCATCATCCCAGCATTTGGGTTCCAGCACATTGATGATGTACTGCCCCGCCATGAGGTCGGCAAAGCAGCCGCCCACGGCTTCGCACATTTCCTGCTGCTCATGCTCGGCATCCAGCGTGATAACCGACTTCCCGGACTCCAGCAGATTGAGGATGAGCAATTTCATGAGATAGCTCTTACCCTGGCCGGAGTTGCCGAGAATGAGAATGTTGGCAGAAGTCTTATCCTCATCACGCTGGTCGAAGTCTACAAGGATATTACTTCCATATTTGTCCTTGCCGATGTAGAAACCTTTGGCATCCGTCTTGCCGGAATAGTTGAAGGGATAGAGATTTGCCACGGAGTTGGCGGGGAGCACACGTTCAAACTGAGCACCAAAAGCATTGTACCCCACAGGGCTGACGCAGCAGAAGCCTTGCTGCTGGCGGAGCAAGAGCTTATCAACATTGAGCTTGCTACGCACCAGCTCTGTTAGCACATCGGTCTGTAACAGCTTCAGCGCATCGTAGTCTGGGGCGGTCAGTTCAAGATAAACCGCGCAGTGGAACAATGGCTCTCGATTGCGATGCATAGATGCTATCAGCGATGCCACATCCTGTAAATTGCTTTCAGCGGTGACCGTCTGCCGCAAGTCGTTTGTGTTAGAGCTGCCCATACGGTTTTTATTTGTTGCATTTTGGATGATGCGATCCTCCTCCGCAGGTGTGAGCTGGCGGGTGTAGATGCGCAGAGTGATCCCGTCCTTCTCACCTAAGTGCCGCAGCAGTGCCTGCTCGTCAGTTTGAGTCGGATACTCTCGCAGTGCCCATACGCAACGGAAGGTGTTGCCGCAGATAAAGTGGTCGGGATTGAATTTCACCACAGAGGGTGCAATCATATCCAAAAAAGATTTGCTCGGTGCATCAGCCACATACCTTGCGGTGGCCTTTTTCTTATCTTTTGCCATGTGAACCATCCTCCATTATTCTCCGAAGATAATCCAGCGTTCGCCATCGTGATCCTCGAACCGCTCGGTGGTCACATTCTGCTCGAAGTAGACTCCCAGCATCCTTTTGAGATCCTGCTCGGTGGCACGACGGACGGTGAAACCGTTATCCTTGATGCTCTTTTCGATGCGGGAGAGATAGCTGAACACATCGGACTCCTTTTTGCCCTGTAGCCGAACGAGAATATAAAACTCCCGGCTGGATGCCATAAGCACTTGGATGCGATCCAGGTGTGCGCTGTCTTGCTCCAACAGCTTTCGGATGGTGGGCAGATCCTCAAGATTTGCCTGCTGTCGATAGAAATCCTTGTTATTCTCGAAGGACTCCTTCGAATTCAGAGCCAGCATTTCAATTTCCGCCTGCCCCTTAATGACATTCAGAAGCGCATATATCCTCGCGCCTACACCGGAGCCCGGTAAGACAGAAATGTTAGTTGGTTTAATAGCAAAAAACACCAGATTCCCCATGCGGGTTGCGATGCCGTAGTCGGTGAAATCATCAATGCCCATGAGCTGCCGAGTAGACTGCTCACGGGCATCTTTCTTTTTCTGCTTTCTGTTCATGTGTCAAGTCTCCATTCGTAGTATTGTTGTTTTGTCAGCAGGAATGCTGCAGCGTAGTGGATGAAGTCCAGAATGCTAGTTCCCTCATGCCGGATGGTCAAGAAGGCAAAGGCAACCGTCAGCACCAGAGGTAGAGCGATGCCAGTCTGGGTCAGCGCCAGGGCAGAGAGAAGAAGTCCTACGCCAATGATGCCAATGTCCCGCAGTTCCCACAGCCACAGAGTAGCTTTTGCAGACAGATTGTCTGGATAAATGTACATGGTTAATCACCTCCGATGAGAACGAGGGAGACCGCGGTTGCTTCCGCGGTCTCCCTCGTGGTTGTTATTCTTTTTCCGTATCTTCCAACGCACTTTCGATGAGTTGGATGAGGAACTGCTTTTGCTTGAGGTTGTGGGCTACCAGATATTCCTTCAGCCGCTCGAAGAGCTCTGCCGGGATCTGTACCGCCAAGGTGCGTTCTGCTTTCATGCTGTTGCCTCCTTCAAAGTGTTCGGCGAAGATACGCTCCACATATTCCGCCAATGTATTTAACTCCCATTCTTCTTTTTCTGCCATGATCCTTGCGTGAAGCTCGGCAGGGATCATCGCACAGAGGTTCTTTTTTCCCTCCATCGGTTCTGCTCCTTTCCTCGATTTTGCAAGCAAAGCATACTGAAAGAAGGTAAGAAAATCTATTCACCAAACCCAACGAAGAAGCAATGCGAAAGCCAGCGATACCACCAAAGCTATTATGCAGCGCGGAGCATTGCAGCGATCCGCGATATAATAAACTCCACACACGGTATCGCCACACTATTGCCCAGCGCTTTATACCTAGCGCTGTCCGAAGCATCGGGGATGTCAGTCCATCCGTCCGGAAATCCCTGTAGGCGTTCGCACTCCAGAGGTGTTAAGCGGCGGATAAGGTAGGCATAGGCTTCTGCCTGTTGGCAAATTAGGTCGGTTGCGTCCTTATACTGACGAGCGCTCTGGGTACTTGCCACATTATTTTGCCTGAAGGCATCCACACGTTGCCGACTAAAGACCGCATGGCGATCCGTGGCGGTCAGTGTATATGCCAAATCGTCCTGACAGCCAAGACCGTTTCCACCGTTTTGAGGTTGACGATCCACAATGTTTCCGGCAATACAGATAGCATCGGAATCCTGCTCGACCAGCGGCACATTATTGCCGCCTGTGCCGTATCGCGCAGACATGGTCGGCGCCACCTTATGTGGCCCTGTGTAACGGCTATCAATGCCGTGGTTTTCGTATACGAGAGGCTGGTGTCCATGCTCTTGCGCCCGTAGCGTGCCGGACACATTTTCGCTGTATTCCATCACGCTGCCGCCCTGATCGTTGAGGCACAAAACGGACGGCATACAATTTCCTCCGGCAGATCCTTTCAATGTGGGAGATAGCTCCTCGCCATAACCTATGCCCCCAGCAGAGGCTCCAGCACCTGCGGAGAAGGCAGCAGTCAGCACACAGGGATATCCCTGTCCTGCCTGACCACCTCCTGTCGATAGTGCCGTATGTCGTTCCTCGGAAAGGAAGCAATCCCCATTGCCTTTGGCCACAACGCCTGAAGCTACGAAGGTCTGTTGTTTCATCCCTGGTTGTGCGCCCAGCGCACCAGCTACATCGTGAAGGTCGCGCACCTCATCCCGCTGATTGGCGGCAAAGGCCATGACTCCGTTTCTTCCAGTAGACATCCCGCAGTTGACGCCGAGCGTGGCTACTACATCGCCAGTCAGATCACCGTTGTAGCCGTCAAAGCCCTCAACAGCTTCATCCGGCTGTGTCACGAAGGTCTGCATCTGCATATTGGTGGTTGCCATCAACGCACCTGACACGCCGTGCAGGTCGATGCCCTCATCCCGCTGGTTGATGTGGTACGCTTCTAATCCTGTGGGCTGTCCGTCCGGGCGCATGAGTCCCGCCTGAATCTTTAGGGCACGCTCCAGCTTCTTCGGCAGTTCCTTGCCGCGCTCAAAGGCCCGGCGCAGGATGCCCAGGCAGGCTTTCGGGGACAAATAGTATTTTAGGGGCGGATCTGCCTGCAAAATCTGCGATAAGGAAGATTCTTTTGCGTCTCTGGGCGACACCCCAGTATTGAGCGTCGAGGCACCGCCACGCCAGGGAGAAATCAGTTCCCAATAGAATTCGCCCAGCAGATTCCCAGCGCCCGGAGTCAGGTCGAGGGACTGAAACGGAATCGCAGTTAATGCGGACGATCTCCTCCAAAACGATTCGGAAGTCTTCGCCCTTTGGCGTTCCTGAACTAAAGGCGCCGGGAAATAGTGATAGGTAATCCTTTGAGGCAATCTCCGGATTTTCCCCCACTCCACACCGTGCATGAGAGTTTCCCCTCACACGGCGTTCCATCGGGATAACAGCATTTTGTTTCAAACACAATTTACACACTTCGTTGCGGGTAGATGGTTTTAGATTGCGTTCAGATTTGCTTGTTTTCGCAGTTTGTTGAGCTTATTTCGCTGTTGATCATCCAGCCGCAGGGTTTGGAGCAGACGGGAAATGGTCTTTTCATCAGTGGCATGAACAAGTTGATGGATAGCCTCACTGACTATAACAAGATTTGCGTAGGCATCTGTTCCGCCTGCCGACTTAGGCCGCTTGTGATGGCAGTGAATTTCATGGAGTGCGAGCGTTCTGCCTGTAACAGCGCATTTTCCATACTGTGCCGCATATAGGGAAATACGGTTGTCCGCATACTCCACAGACTGCCCCAGCCTCGGATTACGCATCAACCATGTGAGAATTTCAATATTGACACCAAGCATCCGATGAATTTCCTCTCGTCCACTCTCTGTGTAGCGATTGATGCTCCGTTTTTTCCCCAATGGGTTCTTATGCCGGATATATCCTGCGGGTATAAGCGGATGTCCTTTCAGAAAGCGAATTTGGCTGCTGTTGCCGTATTTACTCTTGATGTAGCCCTTTTCTAATTTACCCTGTTTGCTTAGTCCCTGCTTACCCAAACGGTTTTTCATTTGCTTGCCGATGGCGAATGCAATGGGCGAGAAGTCCAGATTGACGCAGGTAGCAACACGATAATAATTGTGCATTCCAATTACGATGGAGTTGTAACGGAAGATTTGCTTACGCTGGTCTTGCTCGCTTTTCGGATGTTGAATTTCCTTAATACACTTCGCCAGTTGGTCTTTTACCCTTTTCTGCGCTTTATCGCTCATGTGAGACCGAACGACATACTTATCTCCCTTGCGCTGTGCTTTCATCTTGAATCCCAGATATTCCGAATAGTGGCGCTTTAGGTTCACCACCTTAGATTTTTCTGGGCTGATGTCCAGTTTCAACCGCTCCTTTAGCCATTGCGTTGTTGCCGCATATAAACAAAATGCGTCTTTGCGGTTTCGACAGAACAGCTTGAAATCGTCGGCATATCGAACGATGAATACAGGCTTTAGGTTGCTTTCACGCAGCAATCGGTACTGATAGCCACGGTTGATGCTGCCATTTGCGTTGAGACGAGTATATTTTGCGTTGCCGTGCATCGGCATCCATTCCCACTGCGACGCTATCCACCAGTCCAGTTCATTGAGAACAATGTTGGACAACAGTGGAGAGAGAATACCGCCTTGCGGTGTCCCTTTACTTGGGTGGAGAATTTCTCCGTTAGACAACACGATTGGGGCTTTCAGCATTTCCCGAATAATGCACAGAAGCCGTTTATCCTGAATTCCCATTTCCCACATCTGTTGAATCAGCTTTGTGTGGTTTACATTGTCAAAGAAGCCTTTTATATCGATGTCCACAACATAATACAGGTGCGATAGCTGTATTAGCTGGTCACATCTGGCGATGGCATGTTCTGTGGAGCGATTCGGTCTAAAGCCATAGGAATGGTCATAAAATTTTGCTTCACAGATTGGCTCCAAGACTTGCAGGACACATTGCTGCACGATGCGGTCTACAATGGTCGGGATTCCAAGGGGGCGGGTTTTCCCGTTTGGTTTTGGGATTTCCACCCTGCGGACAGGGCGGGGGTGATAGCTCTTAAACTGCTTTTGAATCAGCGCCACATATTTTTCCTCGTTCAATTTGGCAAGGTCTTGTATGGTGCGCTTATCTACTCCTGCGGTACTGCTCCCTGTGTTTCCTTTGATTGTCCGATATGCCATTCTAATATTTTCCTCACTGGAAATGAGTTCCATAAGGTGAACAAACACTTTGCCTTTTAAGCTATCGGCATACAGACTGTCCAAAGTCTTTTGCAGGTCGTAATACTCCGCATAACGGATTTTGCTTCTCTTGGGTTTCTTCCGCTCCGAAGTCAACACAGGCATCCACTCCTTTTCAGCGGATTTTCTTTGTCATATTCGAAGCTGTGTTTATTGTGTTTTCAAATTTAACTGTTATCTCGACTTGAGGCTATCCCTCCATCATGTTTCCATGATTTCTACGGTACTGTGCCTCTACTCTCACTGGAATAAAGGGCGATTATGCATTCCCGCCCAGCGTTTCTCTGACTGCAACAGTCTCCACGCTCCCAGCTTTCCACGTTCCAATGGCCCTATCATTTCATGCTTTTAGGTGCTCCCTTTGAGCCTGTGTCCAGCTTTCGCCTTACTGCCTATAACAGTATATGGATTTTCATAAAAACGACTTTTACTCATCCACGGACACCCCGCTATGGCGGGTAGTGCCTTTCGACACATTCTGGGTTTAGACCCTTACATTCGGAAGTTCGTCAGTGTTCTGCACACATTCTCACCATGAGCATGAGACACCCGGCATATAGGCAACATCGTCCACCTCTGGACAGGTTTCGTATCATTGATTATGATGTACGGTTGCTCTCTGCCGACTTTACCGAGCTTCTGACACAGATTTATTTGCTTCATCCGCGCCAGTCGGAGTATCAGTGTGGGCGTTTCAGGGCGTTACCCCATCATTCCACCCATCAGGCCATTAGTTCTGCAAGTGTTTTTTCACCATCCTTTCATTCTTGCGCCTGACCTTTTCAGTCAGGAACGTGTCGCACCATTTTCCCATACCATAAATCTTGGCCGAACATCGAGAGCTGTTCGGCCTCGTAATTTGTCTGCATTTCGCATCTCCTTTACCAGCCTGACCTGTTCCATGAACAGGCCGGAACGCGCCCCCGCAAGGCCTGCCCTTGCGCCGGCAACAGACAGATCCTGGCATGGACTGCCCCCGCAGATGATGTCCACGGGCGGCAGCTCTGCGCCATTCAGCTTTGTGATATCGCCCACATGGAGCATATCAGGGAAACGCAGCTTTGTGACCGCAATAGGGAAGGCTTCAATTTCCGACGCCCACACCGGCGTGATGCCACTGCGAATCGCGGCCAAAGGGAATCCACCAATGCCATCGAACAAGCTGCCCATTGTCAGTTCTCTCATCGTGCCACCGCCTGTACGACCGTGCGCGTGGTGTTGACGGCGGCCTGCGCGGTATAGACTGCACTCATGAGATTTGCCTTGGTGGAGGTATCCAGCCCAAAGGCTCCGGCGATACGGGGGATCTCACCGGCGGAGAGCATGAGTCCAAGCCCTAACAGGGCATGATCCTTGAACACCATAAGCCCGGCGACAAGGATCGTCGCCTGCAAGAACGCCGACAGGCATAAGCCGATGATCTGCTTGCACCATTGGTTAAAGCCGTCCGTATATCCGCGAGGGACGCTGAACATATAAAGGCTTCCCACGGCGATCTGGATGAGCAGGATACCGCCGCGCTTCAGATTGGCGAAGAAGACCTTGACGACGGCATAAGCCATGAGGATAAGGCAGAACAGGATCATGATCCCGCTGGTGATGCTGCCGAAGCCCAGCAGCGGCCCAGCCGTCAGGTCGGTTATCGATTCCACGGCGTTGAACTCCTGCATGACCTCTCCGGCCACATCGCCGATGGAAGTCCCGTAGCCGGTAAGAGCTGCGGTGAAGGTCCCTTGCAGAGAAACGCACAGCTCATAAAGCCGTACCGGAACAATCGTGAAAAGACTGACAGCCATAAAACCCTTGATGGCATTGAGGGCAGTCTCGCGGATGTTGCCGCGCCCACTGGAATACTCTACGCCGGTTTCAAAGCAGGCCACCACCAGCCCCGTGCCGTAGAGTGCCCATGCCAAATAGGAGAAGAACAACACGATGCTCTGCACCCAATCCATGGTGAAGAGCTCCGCGCCCATGTTTCCCATCTCTGAAAAGAAGTTGCCGAGAAAGCCTACGATTTGACTGTAGAACCAGTCCACGATCTGGCCTAACACCTTGGCGGCAACAAAATCCCAAATGAACATTGATCGGTTTCACCTCACTTTCGGGTGAGGCCGCACCAGCTGCTTTGGGATATGGCAAAGGCCGTACAGCTGGTACGGCCTTCAAATCACACTTTTGTTACATTGTCTGCTCCCACGCCCGGTCAGCGGACTGACTCATATCCTGAAATACCTCCAGATAGTCTGACACCGCATGGGACAGGATCTCATAGTCCTGCCGGGTGGGGTGATACACATACCAGCTCACCTTTCCATAGTCATCCCAAATGTGCGGCTCCACGCCGTTTCGGAAATTGGGATTTGAGGTCATCTTCGTCCCCAGCAGATCCGAGAAGCGCAGGCGCAGGGCATCCACCTGTCCTTCGCCGCGGTTCAGAATTGTCAGCTGCAGGGCATTGTACCGATTGGCGACGATTCCAGCGACAAATTGGATCTTTGCCCGGTTCATATCGCTCAGACGCACATAGCATGCTCTGCCTACATAAGTAGCATCTGGGTACCGTTCTCCGACGATCTTCCGAAGCTCCTGTTCGTAAAATGTCATCGTCTGCACCTCAAATCCCGATGATCTGCCAGATGTACAGCGGAGCCGTTAGCGTGAACACCAAGCAGGCGAACAAAATGGCGGGTGCCGTCCACTCGAACTGGCCGCTTTTTCTGAAGTCGAAATAGGCCGTCCCCAACTTGGCGAAGAAGAATACCGCCAGGATCAGGTCGATGGCGGGAAAGACTACATTGTTCACCACGGTCTTGATCTGACCGGATGCCGTCTGCCATGTGCTTTCCACCGCACCGGCCACATCGCCTGTGCCTGCGGCAAAGGCCGTGGTTCCCATCACGCAGACCAACAGCAGGGACAGCACCAGTGCCGCACAAAGGCGTTTGCGTTTTGTGTTGTTCATAGATTCCTCCGTTTCTATCGTTGTTTTGTGGGAGCAATATGCCACTCCTCCCAAAGATTCCCTCGGATGGTGACGCTGTCTGTCAGGTTCATGGAGAGCATTCCCGCCGGCGTCCAGCAATCCAGAAGCCATGTGTAGGGGGTATAGCTGCCGTCCGGGTACCAAATGGGCGTGAAGTGGGTGCGGCGGTTGTAGGTGCTGTAGGGATTGGCTTTGAATTGGAAGGTCGTGCTTCGCCCGGAGATTTCTGCCTCCAGCAGCCGCCAATAGTTCTCATAGCCAAACTCCGGGAAATAGGTCACGGCGTTCTGCGCCGCCGTGACAGCCGCACTCTGATTTGTGGTGACTTTTGCGGTCACCTTCTCCTGAACGCCATAGCCGCTTTTCAGAGTGGATGCGGTCGCCGTGGGGCTCTTCTCATCCGGCGTGATCTTCATACTGCCGGCCAAGCTTGCAGAGTAGCCGTTGTAGTCAAACTCCCACCAGCCATGATCCTCCCACCAGCCGTTGTCCACCCAATGGTACCAGCGGTCCGTGTGGGTTTTGCCGTCCGCATCCGTCCAGCGGTCTGTGTGCCAGCATTTCTGCCAGTTTTCCACCCACTCCCAATTCTCCTGCCACCACGGTGACCAGATACCCCAAGAGGCGGAGGTCACCTGCTCTTTTTTTGGAACAGACGCCAGCCTGAAGCCGTTGTTGCGGTCATCCGCCAGCGGGTTGGGCGGGTCATTGCCGTCCAGATCCACGATGTTACAGGTGATGGTGCCCTGCGCAGATCCGCCGCCGTACACGCTGACGGAAATCGTTATGACGCAGGGTTCCGCAGGAGTACGCCAGCGCACCCATGCCAGCTGGCTGTCACCATCCGGGTAGTAGACATTGCTGACAGTGTAAGTCCTGCCCTGGATGTTAAAGCGTACCGATACGGGGTTATCCGGGTCGGACTGTCCGCCGCGCACCTCCACGGAGGTGATAACTTCTGTGTTGACACGGTATTCATAATCAAAGTCATTGATCTCCGGCGGCGTGGTCACCTCGTTGAAGCGGACAATGCCGATGCCAAGAGAGGAGATGATGTCGCCGTTGGACGCCTTCTCCGTGCGGCTGCCGGACCATGCAGTGTAGCCGAGATCCGCTTCCTCCAGAAAAATCGCCAGCGGCAGATTTTTATGGGTGAGCGTACCCAGCTTCTTTCTAAGATCTCCGTTGACGATCTGGTCATACAGCGCCGCTTCCGTGGCGGTCATGGCGAACTGTTGGCCGTTATAGCAAAGATAGGCCAGCGGCTCTACTACCAGCTTATAGTCTCCGCCTATGAGCGTATCGAAGTCCATTCCTGCGTATCCAGCAATGGAACGGATAACCTGTTCATCGGTGAAATAGCTTCGGATGGCAGCAATGCTGGCTTTGCTACTGCCCGTAGAAATAATCTTAGGCAGGCTCTGACTCGGATTTCGATATGAATATCCGCTGACCGATACGGACAATCCTCGTCCTGCATTGTAAGACAACTTGGACACCTTTCCGAAGTGAGCAACATTTGCTGCAGGAACCTTGTTGGTTAAGTCGATGGGGTTTCGCACTACAGAATGTGAGCCTACACCCACGATAGATACTCTTACACCATCCATGCCAGGATTCCAGTAGTTTGTCTTTGATCCATTCCCCATGCCACCGCCACCGCCATCAAAGTTGCCATCGCCCGTAGCATAGGCGGGAACGATGACGGATATTACCAGCACAAGCGCCAGCATCAGGGGCAAAAGCCTTTTCATGCGCATTCCTCCTCGTCATGAAGATAAAGAAAGACACGGCTTCTTCTTAGCCGTGTCTTTCTTGTGATCGTGCGGACTTAGCCGCCCATGATTCCAATTTTGTTGCCGTTTTCATACATATCGTCCAGCGTTCCGCCATCGTTAGGGCCACTGGGTGTCACATAGCCAAAGCCTGGAACATATACCTGTCCGGCATCATTGGTGCTGCCGCCTGCAGGCTCGGTAGGCTGGGGCTTCACCTCAGTCTGCTCCGGCTTGTAGGTGGGCGGTGTTTCCTTGTTGCGGTCCGCTTCCGGTACCTCATCCGCCGCATGATCCTTCTCCATCTTGCTGAGAGACTCCGGCGCGTCCGGCTTGGTGGGTGTTCCCTGAATGGCCTGCTCTGTGCCGGAGCTGTCAGCGTCGTTGCCGAGATCGTGGTGATCTCCATCTGTCTTGATATCCACCTTTACCTCTGGATCGCTGATGTTCACTACCGGATCTTTCGTGTCCGGCACATCGTCCGGGATGGCGGGGTCGATGGGCATGGGTACCGCCGCAAGGCGGCTGACGATCCCCACCACCAGTGCCGCGCAGAGCAGGACGCCTGCCGCAATGAGGATGATGCGTTTTGTTTTCTCTGTCATAATCGAACTCCTTTCTTAGTAAGGGTTGATAATCCATCTTCTTATCCTGAACATACCACAGCTCTGTGCGGAAGTCCACCGCAAGAAACTGAAAGCATTAAAACTTTGGAATATACTTGGCTTCCACCCTCAGATTTATGCTTATAGGCGGCAATATCCGTCCGGCAAAGCGGGTGGGGACCTCCAGATGGAGGGTGGCGGTTGCGAGATACCCCTCGCTCTGGCCTGATGCGATGGCGTTGTTGGAGATGCGGACGGACAGGTCGGAGATCGTATACTCCAGCTCATTTCCAGCGTATTTCATGTAGCCCTCGCCATCTGTGGTAAGGCCAAGAATATAGGATAGGTTGCCGTAGATATCACCGGTGTCAATGGACTCAAACCACTCACCATCCCCCTCTGGGAACCAACCTGCGGCATAGCCCTCCCGCACAGAGTGGTACACATCGTCATAATTCTCATTGACCGTGGCAATGACCGCCTGTTGCACCGCGTCCCGCACACCTTGCACGATAATATTGACTCGAAAATACTCGGAGATGAGCATAAAGAGCATCAGCAGGCAGAGTGTCACAGCAATGACCATGGGATAGCCCTCACCGGAGCGGGAGCGCAAGAATCGTTTTCTCACTTCCAGTACACCTCCGATCTGCCGCTGGCCTGTGCCGTCAGTTCAATAGGAAAGCTGCCAAGCCCACCAAAGCCGATGTCCATATCCATGGTCAGCGTCACCGTCACCTCCTCATTGAGTTGGATGCGGCCGGTACGGGACCAGCGGATGTCCGGGTCGATCTCCAACCGCTCAGACAACACCTGCGCGCGGGAGGTCGTTTCACTCCCGACTCTGCCGGTGATCTCGGCTTCCCGCACCAGCTCGGCGGCGAAGGTGTCAAGCTGCTGCTTCGCCACATACACCGGCAGCACCTTCACCGCCAATGCGATCACCAGCATGGCACAGAGGATGAGGACACAGGTATCGATATAGCCCTCGCCGGAGCGTTTCTTCCATTTGTTTCTCATCCGAACAGCCCTCCCATCGAGGTGAGGATCTGCATGAGGATGACCACAATGTAGATAAGCATAAAGCAGACCAGCATGACGAAGGAGTACACACGGATCTTGGGCGGGATCTTCGCTGCCTGTGCCTTGAGCCGCTGAAGCTCCAGCTGTTTCATATCGTGCGCCAGCATCTGAAAATAGATGCGCCCGTCATCACCACGCAGGACGCCGATGAGTCCACGCACGATGTCCGAGAGCATGGGCGACGCCAGCCTACCCTCGAAACGAACCAGTGCCGCCTCGTAAGAGGACGAGCGCATATCCGCCGTCAGCACATCCAGCTCACGGGCAAAATCAGGACCGGCGTGTCGCTTATAGTTCTCCAAGATCGTCAGCACGTCGCGGCTGGCTCCCAGCTCCTGCTCCACTGTGGCAACAAAGCGGGGCAGTTCTCCCTCGATCTTCTCGCGGCGTTCTGCAACCTTTTCCTCCGCCTTGCGGCTCTCCTTGAAGTAAAGCAATATCGACAGCAGCACCACGATGGGCGAGAGCAGAGGGAAGATCAGCAGACACGGAATAACCGCCAGCAGCGCGGCGGCAGGCTTGAGAATGGTATAGGCCAAGTAGACCTCCGGCGTCATATCCATGCCGGCAGCATTGAGCGTGCGCTCCAGCCGGTGCCTCTTGTATTCATCCATTCGGATATACTTGGAGAGCTTGATAGCCCAGCCAAGGAAGAGGGCGTCCAGCGACTTCATCCGCTTTTTCTCGGTTCGCCCTGCGAACAGGAGCGCCTTCTCCGTGGAGAGACGGGGCAGCTTCAGAATATCCGCCAGAATGAAGAACAGACCTGCGGCAACGGCCACACCGAAAAGGAACAGTAAGATCGTCATGCCCGTCACCTCCGATATTCAATGGGCTGGGTTAGCTTGACCACTCTGGCAAAGGAGAGAAAGATAGCGGCGGCGCAGACCGCCAGCACCGCTTTGCCGGGAACAGTGGTCATTAAGGTTGCATACCAGTCCTTGTTGAGAAAGTACAGCAGTGGGATATTCAGCACCACCAGTGCCGCCATGGAGATGAATTCCTTGCGAGGAGCGAACACGAGATTCTCCAGTTCCCCATTGATGATGCGCATATCTGAGAGCTTTCCCACAATGGGGTTGAGGGTGCTTTTTAGGCTGTGGTCGTACTGACAGGCAGCGAGAGCCTCACACCATTCTTGCCATACCTCATTATCAATAGTAGACTTCAGTTCCGCCAACGCCGCATTCATATCCGGGTCGATGTGCTTGATGCGGATGAGGAAGCTGCGGAACACGCCTTGCACGGGCGGGTTCAGATAATTGATGTTCTCCTCCACGGCGGTCTGCAGATCCTCACTGCGGAGGTAGGCCGTGGTGATGATAGAAAGTGCTGTTTCCAGCTCGGTGGAGATGTCCTTCTTGTAGTGTCCGGCTGTGAGCTTGATGTACCAGAACGGTAAAAACATCATGCCCAATGCTAAAACCGGAACGAGCAGAAAGTTATTCAGCACGATAGCAATGCCTGCACCCACAGCAAAGAACAACAGCGATGCCGCGCACAGCATGGGAAAGCGATCCTCCTTGCCGGTGGTTTTCAGGATCGTCTGCGCTTCTAATATCTCACGGCGAATAAAGTTCGGCTTCTTGCGCTGAGTGGCTTCATTGATTTCATCACGGATGCTCCTAGGACCGACGGTCAACCGGTGAAACACACCCAGCGTGAAATCCATGGGCGAGATGCGAAAGATAAGAAATGCGCCGGCAATCATGCCAACGCATGCAGTCAGTAGCAGGGCTGTCAAGTGGCGTTCACCTCCTTCTTGGGCTTCAAAAGAGTCTGTAGTTCCTCGTTGGGCATACCGTTTTCCAGCAGGCGTTTGCGTAGACTCACGGAGATCTCATTCACCTGCGTGTGATGTCCTTCGATGACGAATTTTCCGTCTTTCATGTGGTTTTCCGTGATAATATACCGGAACAGTGTGTTGTAGCGGCGATCCCCGTTGGGCAGGATCTCGCATTCCATGATCTCCATCATGCGGCGCTGCTTGTTCTCCAGCTGCTTGCAGAAGACCACGATGGGGTATGCCTCCGTCACATAGCTGAGAAGCGTTTCATCGGACATATCCACGGCTCGTTTGCACAGGGACACCATGCGGCGGTAGGTCGCCTCGCAGGAGTTGGAGTGGATGGTGGTCAGCACCGCCACGCCCACGCGGGCGGCCTCCTGCGCGGCATTTGCCTCGGCGCCGCGCATCTCGCCCACCACCAGGATATCCGGGTTGAAGCGCAGGCAGATATCCACCAGCGCGATCTGATCGATCCGCTGTCGCTCATTCTCGCTGTCGCGAGTCAGAGTGTGGACCACCGAATTGACCACCTTTCCATTTTCCTCCCGCACCAGCTCCAGTTCGCGGGAGCCGTTCTCAATGGTGAAGATGCGTTTGCTGTCGGGAATCGTGGTCAGCAGCCAGCCTGCCGCCGTGGTCTTACCGGAGGAGGTTGCACCGGCCACACAGATGGAGATCCCATAGCGCAAAAATACGGAAAGCCAGTCCAGCATTTCCTCTGTGGCTGTGCCGCTGCGGAGCAGATCCTCACGGCTGAGATTGTGGCGGTTGACAATTCGGATAGAGGCTGCAACGCCCACATCCTCATCCACCACGGGGGATTTCATAGCCGCAATACGGGTGTTGCGGGTCAGGTGTCCCGTGACCAGAGGGCTGGCATTATCCAGCACCATGCCGGAGGCGTGGAGCATACGACGGATGACGGCGAGCGCATGTTCCGGCGAATCGAAATGCTCTTCCAATTTCTCATTTCTGCCATCCGAATACTGAACTTCGATATCCCGCCACGAGTTGATGTTGATTTCCTCAATGCCGTCTCCATAGATGTAGCTGGTCAAAAAGCCATACTCCGCCATCTCAGAATAGATGGCGTCCGCCAGTTCCGTCTGCGTCATGCCTGCTACGGCGATACGTTGATCCTGCAGGTACTTGGTGATATAGCGCTGAAGCTGCTCTTTTGCATCTTCGCCACCCTGAGAGATTAGGGAGGAATAGGCGCCAGAGATGTACTCCTGTACTTCCTGTAGCACGGAGCTAAAGTCTTTGCCTTCCGTTTCCGGTGTAAAGAACAGATTGTGAGCCCGTCCGACCATGCTGGCATCAGTGTTCAAGGTCCGCTGCGGCGTGTCGTCCACCACAACCGGAACGACATCTAACTCTGGGCTGTCATGGAATCCTAACGCATCTCTTTTTTCTGCGTTTGCCGCAAAGAGCGAAGCACTTCTCTTTGTTCCAAGGGCCATGTCAAAACACCTCCTCGATGATCTTTTCCAACTCCTTGCGGAAGGCGCGACTGTCCTTAAGAGAAAGGTCAGAAAACAAATTGCCGGCGAGATACTGCTCCTCCAATTCCTGCGAATAAGGCAACTTGAAGGTCACACTGCCGAGCACTTTGCCAATATGGTCCGCCGCTTGAAAAGGCTTAACATTTGCCGCCACTTTATACTGTTTGTCTGCATCCCACTTGGCATCCTTCAACAATGGAAGCTGACTGGAAAAGTAGCTGATGCTTTTGAGATCGCAGTTAGCAAGGCGCAAAACACTGTCAGCCTCCATCAGCGCTACAGCGGAGAGAATATCGTTTGCAATATAGCTGCCACAGTCCACAATAACATAGGGTGCGATCTGTCGCAGCCCATCCAGCAGCTCTATTGCCTGCTTTTCGGTAAAAGGCGGAATGCTGTACTCATTTTCACCCTTGAGTAATCCCAGCACAGTGAGATAGTTGCTGCGCTTGAGGGTGACAAGGTTATGCTTGATGAGATTTTCTCCAATGCGGGCAGCTGCAAGGATATTGCCCAGGGATCTCTCACATTCCAGTTCATCCGGCGAACAGATGCAGGGAAGCATGGGGGCAGTCATGTCGCAGAGCAGAAGAATAACATTCTTCTTTTTGGCGGAAAGCATTTTTGCGATTTTCACCGCCGTTACCGTCTTTCCACTGCCGGGACTGCCCCAAACCGCCAGCATACCGCCACTGTCGTTCTGTACTTCTGGTTGTTCCGATCCCTCGGAGCTGCGGCGAAAGATACCGGCTTTCTTGAAATTCATTCCATCACCTCGTTATCGGGCTTAACAGCAACAGAATCAGCATTTTCGCTCTCTGCGGTAGATTCCTCCTCCGGCTCGGCGTACAGCTCCTCAATGAGTTCGTCCTGCGCTTCGATGAACTGCTTTGCGCCGTCCACCGTACCGCGATAGACGAGAGACAAATGGAGCTTGGCGTCCTGCTCTAACTCTGCCAGCACTTTGGCCTGCTCCGGCAGGACAAGGAAAGTCACAGTAGAGGGCAGTTCCTTCTCGTCACCCTTCGCTTCACCGGTATTGGCGTCATAGCCGGTGCTGGCGGTGACAGAGATGATCTCCACATACTGCAGTTCAGCAGGGATGGAGGTTTCACCATCCTCTGGGTAGTCTGCCACGATAACCGATACGATGTCGCCGCTCTGGAGCTTACCGGAGAGTCCGGTGGCGAAGCTCTTGATGGTGACGGAGATGGCCTGCTTCGTGCCGTCCAGATTATAGAGATAAGCATTTTCGGCGGCGGGCGCTTCCGAGATCTTGGCAGCGAGAATATAATCGCCAACGGCAAGGTCCGCCTTGGCGTATTTGCCCACTACATTGTCTTTCACGGTCATAAGGCCAGAGGGGAGATTGTAGGAACCGACCTCGGCCGTGGTGACCATATCCTTGGTGATGAGTTCACCGGCGTGAATGTCCTTTGTGACGCGGACGATCTCTGCCTTCTGACTGATCCCCCGATTAAACAGCGGCGTGATGCCGAAGCAGATCACCAACGCCAGCAGAATGCAGATGACGCCGATGACCGTGCGGTTTTTGAAAATACTCATGGAGCAAGTCCTCCTTCGTTTTAGATGATATATGCGGTAAAGAAGCCCACTGCAAGAAATGGCGCGAATGGATAGCTCTCCGGTGGACGCTCTTGCCTGCGGATCTTGTGCAGGGCGGCTATTGCAAGGTAGAAAAGGCAGTACAGCACCAGTGCCAGCACCAGTCCGGCGACTCCGCGCAGAAAGCCCAGCAGAAAACCGGAGGCGGCGATGAGGAACGCATCTCCCATGCCGCCGCGTCCTCTCCGGCTTGCCAGCCAAAATGGGACGGCCAGCGCCAGGCCGAGAAGCCGGGCGGGGCCGAAGGAAATCAGCCCCGCCCCTGCGATAATGATACTGGAAAGGTCATAGATCTGCCTGTGCCGGAGATCCGTCCATGCCGCGCTCATAAGTCCGGTGAGGAACAGTGTCCCCTGTAGGACAGATGCCACGGATCAGCCGCCCAGCGCGCCGGCGTAGTTGAACATATCCTTGATACGCTGGTTCAACGTGGGCATGACCACATCGCCGAACAAAGCGTAGAGGCCCGCCAGCAGCAGAGCGCCCAGCACCACGGCGATGAGGATTTTGACGGCGGTGTCGATGTAGCCCTCACCGGAGCGGCGGGTCGCGGCAAGGCGGATGGCGTTGGCGCGGATGGAATTGACGGTGTTCTTGATAAACTTCTTCATGTGATAATTTCCTCCAAGTTATATGTTTTGTGTTGTGGGTTATTACATGGTCTGTTCCGCAGCGAGAGCATGGTTCGGCTGCTGGGCTTGCTGGAACGACTGCTCATAGGCATCCAGCACCGCATCGTTGAACTGCTGGCGAGCCTCCTTCGTGCAGGGGAAGCAGATGTCGTGATAGTCGCCGCGGCTGTCCTTGTACTGAGGCATGGCGACAAAGGGCCCTTTCTCGCCGCGGATGACCTTCACGCCGCGAATGGCAAATACGCCGTTGATGTCCACATTGGCGTTGGCGAGGGTATACTTGCTGTCCTTCACGGGATAGATGCGCACGGCGTACTCCACGGGGAGCGGGGTATCCGGTGCAGGGGTGGGAGCTGTTGCCTTGGTTTGGGCTTTGGGCATTGGGATTCCTCCTTTTCTGATTTGGATATGAAAAAAGCACCCGGTCAGGTGCTCATTTCACAGGCTCATATCCATTTCCTGCTGGGGTGCAAACTCGATCTGCTGGAAGCCGATGCGGTCGCAGTAATAGAACTCACTGCCGCCTTCATCGTATAGTTCCAGCACATCCGAGATGCCGATGGGTCGGCTGTTATAGCCGGGAACGGGGTTGCGGAAGATGGTGTAGATCTCCTCTAGGTCGTTGGTACCGACTTGACCGTCATAGACCATCTCATAGCTCTTTCGACTTGGATGACCGAATCGCTGTACCATCGTCTCATAGGAAACGAAACGGATATTGATGGGGCTGTCCCGCGAGAGCTGCCATACACGGCAGTTCTTCAGGGGCGGAGCCTCTGGGTCGAAGCGGCCGCTGCGCTGCCCCAGCATGAGACGGTCATAGACGCCGTCCTCCCAGCGGATGGTGAGCGCCTGCTTTTGCAGAAAACTCTCCAGTTCCTGCGTTTGGAACATGGTGTCCACAAAGGCTTCTTTTCCTGTAATGTATCCGGCAGGGTTGCCGTAGCAGAGGATACGGTCATGGTTATCAATAAAAATGCGCTGCACTTGTTTCACCTCCGATCATTCCAGCTTCATCTCACCTGTGGTCGGCGCCTCCTGCCGTGGTGCGGTCAGCTCCATGAGCTTCTCCCGCGCCCAGTCGGGAAGATACTTTTCGTCCAGCACACCGATGAACTCATGTCGATTCCAGCGGGTCATCTCACCGTCACCCAGACAGGTACAGCGCACCGAGCGGCCAATGGCATGGGGTCTGCATCCGAAGCCGTCATGGGCATACCAGAGTTGGTTTTCCTGACTCCAGCAGGATTCTTTCAGCGTGTCGGGGCTGAGTACCAGCACCTTGCCGGTGAAGTCCTGCTCGGCGCGGTCACCAACGCAATGCTCTGCTCCGAACAGATTCAGTGCCTGCACTGCCTTGCGATAAAAGGTTACGAAGCCATCCAGAACAGCCGGATGGCTTCGGACAGTGATCTCGGCATTGTGACGCTCATCCTGCGGAATGTAGCGCCGCTCAGCCCACTGTTTATTGGCATGGCTGAAGCGACCATCCCACTTGAGTTCATGCAGGGTATTGGCAAGTACCCACGCAGTGCGTTTATAACCGTATTTCTCCAGCACAAGTGAGGTACAGTCCTTGTCCAGATGCATTCCGTCAAAGCTCCGACGGATGGCATCCTCGATGGCGTCGCGGCAGGCAATATTGGCGCGATGGCTTTCCCTCCAGAGCGAAAGCTCATTTCGTTCTCTGGCCTCAGCAGAGGAATAGGGATAGAGATAGGTTTTGTTCATTTGGGCTTTTCACCTCGATTCTGTTCCGAATACTTCTGTCATCACTTATCGTAGATAATATCATTCTCCATCAGCGCATCTTCCAGAGCGGACAAACAACAGCCAGACTTGCGCAGAGCGTACAGGATTACGGGCGATACATCGGAGAGGTCGAAGTCATTGTCTGCCTCGCAGACGGTAATCACGCCGGAGTCCTCATCCACATAGCAGTCCAGCTTGGCGTCGGGCGCGATGTCCGCTTCCTCTCGGACCCAATCGGGAACGGCGACAGAAGGTCGGCAAAGTTCTTCGATTGACAGATCACTGTAAACACAACCGTCTTCATCGCACTCGTCACAATGGCCACAGGTGTCCCGCAAGGACAGGAGCATCTGACCAACATGGGCGGTCAACGCCGTGAGCAACTTAACATATTCCATTGCGGTCATTTTGGATTTCGTCAGGATCACAGCTCCGTCTAGCGTGGTCAGCTCTAACTTCGCGTTGTCGGGGATGCCACTCAGCTTCGTAGCCGCAGGCGGGATGGTGATGGCCTTGTCCCTGGTAAGAATAAAGTTCATAGTGTGGTTCCTCCTCATTTTTCTTTGGTAGGTGTTTTGATGGCGTGGGTAGGTTCGTGCATCAGCTCATATCGAGTATCGCTGCTGCCATCCAGCAAGCTGTCCAAAGTCAGCTGCCAGCAGGCTTTCCGAGGATCATAGTTGGTGATGATAGCTTCCTCGTACTCGCTACCTACTGTCTGGGACATACTGTTGGGACGGACAGTGCGAAAGATGAAGAACTCTTTATAAAGTTCTGAAATGTACGGGCAGTAGTTGTAGGACACCATAACATACCCGCGACAATTCATGAGGGTGTCATGGAGCCGCTGGTGATCCACTTTTGGGAATCCTACCTCATAGCACTCTGCCTCAAAGTAGGGCGGGTCACAGTAGATCCACGCATCCTCTCGGTCGTACTGACGAATGACATCCTCAAAGTCCTTGTTCTCCACGATGACATTTGCCAATCGGCGAGAGCATTCCCATATCAGGTGAAAGAAGCGGCGGATATCACAAGGTTTGCCGCCGAAGGATTTGGCGCTGCCGCTGAAACTGTAGCGAACCAGTTTGAAGTAATCTGCGGCACGGCGGATATCTCCGCGCGGAGCGCGTTCCAGCATAAGAGCGCGGATGGCTTCAGCATCGGGAGGCTTCAAGTAGACCTCTGTCAGATTCATTTCCTCCTGCAGGTAATCATCCGTAAACTCACCTCTGGAGAAGAACTTGTAAAGGACGTTGAAGTCATCCCGCGTATTCAACGGCAGGAAGCCCAATTCTGAAAGCAGCGCAAGCGTGCGGTTTTTCACGCAGCAAAACAGGTTGGTAAGGTTCCCGTTAAAGTCGTTGTAGACCTCCATGCACCCATGCCGAGTGGGGCGGTTCATGGTCACTGTGCCGCTGCCCCCAAACACATCGATGAAGCGGCCATATCGCTCCGGTGCCATCTTGTTAATGATCCACAGCAGCTTACCTTTGCCGCCCACCCAAGGGATAAAGCTGTTCAAGATGCACCTTCTCTCAAGGGAAAAGCATCCAGTGACCGCTCTAATCCGCGTCTTGCTGCCGCAAGTCCATTTTCCATGCTCTGAAGCTGCTGAATCGTGGAGTAGACTTCGCCGGCAGTCGCAGCGTAAAAATATCCGCATCGATCACTCCCAATGGGAATACCCTTGCGCCTCATACGGTTTACCAGTTTACGAAGATCTGTTCCGCTAATCCCAAGGGCCGCTTCCAGTTCAGCACCGCTCACTCTGTATTTTCGCCCAGTACATGCTCCTTTCAGATAATTCAATAATTTTTCTTCTCGCATTGCTGTTCCTTTCCGAGACCGCTATCCCGGATTAGGGAACAAAATGAGCAAAAAAGAAGGGGCCGCTTTCCCCATCCGGGAATACGGCCCCTTGCTGTTAATTTTTTCTGTTCCGTCCGCTTGGAACGGTTACCGTTCTTCTTGCTCCTGTGAATCGAATAACATCTCCAATATACTTTAAGAACGGATTCCGTTCAAAAGGAGATTGCTGTATGGATCAGGTCGCATTGGGAAAACGAATCAAAGCTGCCCGTGAGCGTGCCGGTATGACGCAGGAGGACCTTGCTGCTGCCGTGGAATACAGCGTAGACCACATGAGTGTGGTCGAGCGCGGAGTCAAAGCACCAAAACTGGATAAGTTGGTTACCATCGCCAATGTACTCAAGGTTGGAACGGACGAGCTGCTTCAGGATAATTTGGATGCGGCAACGTTGCTTCACGCCACAGAGCTCTCCGAGCGATTGAAAACACTGTCCCCAGAAGGGCAGCGCAAGGTGATGAATGTGCTGGACACTTTGGTCGACGAATTGCGGTAACACCGGTGCAGAGGTTTGCTTTTTTGCAGACCTCTGTTTTTTTCGACTGCGTTCGACGCTTTTCCCCTAAACCTCTGTGCTATTGTAGTTCTACAAGAACGGCACCCGCTCAAAATAGCAAGGAGTGATACCATGAAGAGGAAGAACATAAGCGCCGATACCGCACTGTTAGAAGTTGCACGTAGACACAACACCACCGTAGATGAGGTCAGAAAAGAGATCCGGATTGCAATGGCGGTGGCAATGTGTAGCCCTGATCCTGATGTACAGAAAAGATGGCGTGAGATTCCACATAATGACGAAGTCCTCACGCCGGAAGATTTTATCGCCTATGCTGCGCGGAAATGCCTGGAGAGGTTGTAAGCTGCTTTGCTCATCTCATCGCCATATTCGCTTCTGATGCTTTCTGTACCGGCGTCAGCATGGGCTGGTAGTCCGCGCGGTGCAGCAGACCGTAGGGTGAGAGCACTGCGTTGTCCTCCCTGATGAGGTCGCAGCCGTAGGCGTAGAGGTTTACATGGGAAAGCAGCAATTCCACTGAGTGGTCATCCGTCATGAAGTGAAGCTGGTCGATGGCAGTTTCCTGCGGTGAGCTGATCTCCGGTGTGAGAACGTAGTCATCCAGACACTCTGTCAGGCTTATGGCGGTCGCAATGTCCTGTACTTCAAATTGCTTCAGCAGAGCCTTCAGCTTTGGAAGCTGCTTTTCAGGCGAGGGCATATCCCGCACCGCTGCGGCGAGCACGTTGAATTCGTCCAGTTCCATGGGCAGGTCGGTGAAGTCCGCCGCATAGGGGATGATCCCGTCATAATCAATGACCGTGACGCCCTCCCAGTCCTCCACGCCGAGTTGTTCCTGTGCGTCCAGCAGCTCTGCCTCTGCTGCGGGCAGACTCAGTGTCACCGTGCGCGCATCGCCAATGTCGGGATGCAGTCCGAGCGTGAGCCGAAAGAGGTATCCCGGCTTTTCCGGCAGCGTTTTTTGGACAGGCGGCGCGGTGGTCAATTCGCCATCCCGCAGTACATACAGACTGTCCACAAAAACGCCGTTTTCACCGCATCGCATCATTCTTCCGATGCCGGCGAAGTCCAGCATCTCGAATACCGCATCCGATATGCCCTCCAGTTCCGGCACAAAGTCGTTTTCCGCGTAGAAGCGGCCAAGCTGGGCGTCATCCGCGGCCTCCACAACATGATAGCAGTCTGTTTTTGCGCTGACCGCCAGATCCCGCAGATCCTGCAGCGTGATGACACCGCCGTTGGTATCGACTTTATTCTGCACCTCCATGCGCAGGAAACCGTCAAAGGCAACCTCCTGCACTTCGTCCAATGCCGCAAGCTGTGCGGCAAGGTCGTTGAGCTCGTTGAGGCTGATGTCTAATCCATCCAAATGGGGAGAGAGATACTCAAAGGCAAAGTAGTCTTCGATCTCCATGTACAGGATGTCTTCTTTCTGAAGGCGCACCTTGTCCAGCGCGTCCCACAGTTCCCACGGTGAGGCGGGCAAGTCCAGCTTTGCGTATGCATCGCTGTTAGGATTGCCCTCCTTTGCCAGATACATGGCAAACACTTTCTTAGCCAAACTTCATTCCTCCCATCTTCTGCTCATAGTAGCTGGGGTCAGCACCAGGGACGCCCCAGCCGTGCATGCTGCCGCATTCCATGGCAAGGCGCTGCTCCCGCGTCACCCCAAGCCGTTCGTTGTTATAGTCTGCCAACTCTTGGTTATGCGCTGGATCGTCTGTGCTCCAATCACTGGGATAGTAGCCGCTCTCGCCGCGCTTGATACAGATGAGCTCACCGGTGCCGGGGAGCGTGGAGAAGCACAACTCCGGCAGCCCCTCCGCCAGCTTGGGGGAGAAAAGCTCCTGCTCCGTTTGGATGCTCCACTCGTCCGAGTTCCAAAGGTGGACATACAATTCACTTCCACCATCCACAAGGATATCCCGCTGCTCAAAGCCCTCGCCCCAGCCGTCCGATGCCTGTCCGGTGAGGTATTCCTTTAAGTTTTCCAGTTCCGTGTCCGATAATTTCCCGGCGACACGGCATTCTGCCACGCCCCAGAGCTGCCGGTCACGCACCTCTACAGCGAAGACGGCGGAGCGTACCTTGCGGTCAACGCTGTCGGCTTCATCATACCAATGCATGAGACCTCGCTCGGTTTCCTCCGGCATCCGGTTTTTGACCAGTGCCGCCGTGATCTGATCCTGATAGCCGCGCAGTTCACGGCCCTCCAACAATGTGCTGCTGTCGTCAAATTCTCCGTACTCGTTCCGCTCGTAGAGATCGGCGGTCAGGGGCATATAGAGTTTGAGTGTAGTCAGCTTGGGCGGCAGCACGGAGAAGCTGTCCTCACCGGGAACAATCGCCAGCGTGCGGCCGTTGTCCCATTTCATGTGGAGCTGCCCCACATCGTCCACGAAGTCCACCTCGCCCTCGGTGCCGGGAAGAATGGGCGCGTAGGGATCGTCCATCGAATTGAGCCGGATGCGGGTGCCGGGGGGATACTGTTCCTTGATAAAATTCACCATTTTTCGGTCCATCATCTTATACCTCCCATTGTCATGCCCTGATCGGGCGTTTTTTGATATTCCTCCAACTGGCGGGGATTTTCCTCGCCGTAGAAGTCGAAGATCATGTCATCCACCTGTTTGCGGAGGTTGGGATCGTCGGTCAGCACCTCGTAACGGAAGCCTGTGGTGGGGCGATACGGAAGTTCTTCCTGTACGCAACGGAGAAATTCGTCCGCATCCGTAAACTCCTGCGCGTCGCCGTTGGCATAGGTGACGCGGCCCACCAGCGGATTGTCCCGCGCCATGTTCTGCCGCTGGACATCCAGATCAAAGCAGGTCAGATAATATGTGACGAGTTTGTCACGAGGGCGGTGGTAGGCGGAATGACTTGAAATAAGGGATTTTTTCATAAAAACACCTCACATAATATTTATTTTTTCTTTCTCAAATAATCCGGGATCGCATCGTGGGAGATTTCATTCAAATCCACATTCAACACCTTGGGTATACTTCTGTTGCGGAGGACACTATTCAGCATGGATTGACTTACTGTGGCGTATATTTCTGTCGTTTGGACAGAGACATGTCCTAAAAAGTCGCGAATGTAAACTAATTCTGTGCCAGCCTCCAGCAAATGAACTGCTTTGCTATGTCTAAAACTGTGCGGTGAATACGAAGATTCATTGAATAAATCCGGGCGTATGTTCTTTGCTCTGGAAATGTATTTGCAAATAACGTTTCGGATACAGGCTGGGGTAATTGGTTCGCCGCGCTGATTTAAAAATAAAGGAGCATCTTTTTCTGCAGTTCCGAATTTGCGCTCAGCAATGAACTGCTGAAGAATCCTTGTGGGCCGGCTCATAAGAGGTACAACACGGCTTTTGCCGCCTTTACCGTGCAAAAGCACACTTGCGGGATTGCTAAATCGAATGTCTCCAACTCGTATGCCGCATAACTCCTGTGCCCTGGCTCCACTGTCGTATAAAAGACTCAGCAGTACGATGTCCCGTCGTTCCAGAGGTTTTCTGGGGTCTGGCATTTGCAGCAGGACTCTCAATTCCTCCACGGAAAAGTATGAAAAAATATGGCGAGGAGTCTTTTTCGGAGGAATACTTGCTATATTGGAGCAAATCTTTAATGCGGAGATACTGCGCTGAGAAGCATATTTGAAAAAAGCGGAAATAGCCGAAAGCCTTTGGTTTCGGGTTGAGGGACTGCAGTTACGGTGGGTTTCCAACCAATTCAAGAAGGATAAGATCACCTTGTCGGAAAAGTGTTTGTAGTCCAGCAAGTATGGTTTTATGTGCTGCTGTTCCGCCATATACTCCAGCAGAAGGCGGAAAGTATCTTGGTACGAGGCAATCGTGTTAGGGCTATAGTTGCGAACATTAGGAAGATACTCATCAAAATACGTCCCAAGGTGTTGAGAAAATGACGTTGTTTTCATGGTAGTACCTCCGGGAATATGTCACCCGTATCTTTTTCCGCACAATCCACTATGTGTTCGTAACATTCGGGCGTGAGGCGAAGATACAATTCCGTTCCATAAATATCTGTATGCCCCATATAAGTTGAAAGAATTGGTACGGAATAGAAACGATCTATTCCTCGTTTGCTCTGTAACTGTAATGTGTGTACCGCAAATGTATGCCGAAGACAGTGGACACAGACACCCCTCAACTGTTTAGGGTACGGATGACGGTCAATACCGGCAATTTCAAGAGCCCTCCTTAACCAAATATAGGGGGTAAGAGTTGAAAGAGGTTGTTTTTTGTGATTATAAAAAAAGAAATCCTCGGAATTAGGAAATGGATGCGCAATACTATGATATGTACGGCAAACATCAATCAGCGAGTTACTCATGGGAACCAACCGGTCTTTGTTTCCTTTGGCAGCCCTGATTAAAAGAGTTCCCTCTGTCCAGTCAATATCTTTATTTTGGAGAGAAACTGCTTCGCCAACCCTCAAACCGCAGCCATAAAGCATCCTAACCATAACCGGGAGCCAAACTTCTGCTTTTGTCAAACTGCGTCTCGCGGGAATATTGTCGCATGCCTCAAATAATCGTTTCATTTCCTCGGATGTGAAAACATACGGAGTATAGTTGCGTTTTATTTGTAAAGGTGGTGGGATATACGCTTTATAACCCAATCCGGTGAGGTAGTGTGCAAATTGCCGGTAAACACTGACATAATGCGCTTTTGTGTTTCCACCAACATTCAAAGAATTAATCCATGCATCTACGATAATTCCATCCAGTTTCTTTTTCACCATTCCACTTTGTATCAAATAGTCATCCAGACTTTTTAATACGCGTCGTTCCTCAAGACCGTTGCTGCCGCCAGAAATTCTATATTGCAGAAAACCATTAAACTCTGCTGCAAAGTAGCTGGTATATTCAAAAGTTTTTTTCTTACGCATGTCCAGACTCCTTTATAAGCCGTTCAAAGTTTCCAGAAGGTGGAGGCACTTCCAATGCGCAATCTCTCAAACGGGAGATATCGATTTTGGTATAGTACTTAGTTGCGTTAGGGCTGCTATGCCCCAGTGCTTTCTGAATAACAGGATAGTGAATGCCTTCTTTTAAAAGTGAACTGGCAAGGCTGGAGCGCAAGGTATGTGCGCCTTTCTTTTTCCCATCTGTATTGATCCCATTCTCCTTTAAGAGTTTCCGCAACTCGTAATCCAGCGTCGAGTTGCGCAGAGGATAATACGGAGCTTTATGACGCAAAAAGATAAAAGAAAGGTCACTTTGAGGGCGGGCTGCAATGTACCGATTTATTGCGTCTTCAATTTCTGGTAAGAGCGGCAGTACGAGTGGGATGCCAGTCTTCATCTGGACAATGGAGATTGTCTTCTTGACCCAATCTATATCAGAGAACTTCAATTCGCAGGCATCAGTGTTCCTCAGTCCCAGCCTGGCGCAAATAAGTAATACTGCATATGTACGTTTGCCACTCTGCGTAGTACGGTCGATAGATGCCAAACAGGTTTCAATATCATCTGTACTGTAAACGGTAGGTACGCCTCTATGACGTCGAATTTTTGGAACAAAACAACTCAGATTAGTGGGCATCCACCCATTTTCCGCAGCAAAGCTAAGGAACTCGCGGATTGTACTGCGAAAGTGGTTCTGGTCTGTGGACGCTTCAAACGCAGCAGCTATATGATTAATACTGATATCCTCCAACTTTTTCGCGTTTTGTGTCTCAATAAATGAGAGAAACAGTGACAATATACGCAGCCGAGTCCTAACATCATATGTGTTCTTTAGCCGCCGTTTAAGCCGTTCCTCAAAGAACGGAATTACCCAGTCAAAGCAAGACGATTTCAAGTGATAGCCGTTTTCCAAATGCCTCAAACGGATATCTTGACCTTTGGCAATATCGTCCAGTTTATTCAGCGCAATCCTATACTGCTCCATGAAACGAGGTCCTCGGTAGGCTGATAGTTTTTCCTTTTCCTCTAAAAAAGATCTCGCCAGAACTTTTGAATAGCTGTTTTCGCCTTGTGTTAGGGCATACTCGTAAAATTGTGAGTATGCCCTTTCGTGCCGTTCGATGGTATTTTTTGCATTGCCCCGTCTTTTCATTTCAGACAGTACGGCATCAACCATTGATTCTAATGAGCAAGCTTGCTTCATACTGCATCACTCCTTTGAAAATTTTACTGTATCAGCGACTATTTTCATTATCCCAAGGTGTGCGCAGACAGACAAGCACAAAATATTATGTGAGGTGTTTTTATGAAAAACCCCCTTATTTCAAGTCATTTCGCCCACCACCGCCCTCGTGACAAACTCGTCACATATTATCTGTTATGTGCTTGAGCACATAACAGATAACCGTTATAATCTCCGGGGGACGGGTTGCAGCGCAGGCAGTAGCGGTAATGCTCCGTTTCCACGATGTAGCCGTAGTTTTGTGTCCAGCCGCCGCTGATTTTCCCGCCGTGTTCATAGCAGAATCGCTCCATTGCGAATCGGTTTTTCAGCACATCCTCTCGCAGCGTGTCCACGACCTCCTGCAACTCCGCCTTGAACGCGGGACTGTTCAGCTCCTCCGGGCCACGGGGCCACCAGGTATGCCAGAACTCATTGCCGCTGCGCCCGAAATCCATGCGGACATGGCCAACGGTACCCAGCCGCTTATCTTCTTCGGGGTGCGGGGTATAAAATAAGCCCGCCTCCTCTGGGCGGGCAGGACGGATATGAAATTGCGTTGCATCTTTCAAGGTTAAGATCTCCTTTCGGTGTGGAATTTGGCTTTACACATTACTGGGGATGCGCTATGATGAGGTAAACAAATCAGAGTTTACCTCTATTCAAACATACAAGCTCTTGACAATAAAGCTCCTATATAGTATGATTTTACAAACTACTATATAGGAGCTTTTGCATGAAAACAAATGGCGGATTTCTTGTCACCAAAATAAAACAACTTGGAGACCGGATTTTTGAGAAGATTCTCAGCGAAAAGAATATTGATGCGTTCAATGGAGCCCAGGGGCGCATTCTTTATGTGCTGTGGCAGGAGGATGGAATCTCGATCAGG